TTGATTGTCTGGGTATCTTCATTCATTTTCTAGTTCTTCCAATTCTTCTTCGCTTAGGTTTTCTGCATCATACTCGGCCTTTTCACGGTCGAGTGCAGCTACAATAGTTTTGCACAAGAACCTGTAAGCGTCTGCATCATTGTCTTGGCTACCTTCGTGGCCACCTGGAATCCAAGTCTTGCGAGTGCTGTGCATAAACGAATCGATAAACACACCCTTGAGGTAGTCTGTTAGTAACTCAATCAGTTTAGCATCTTCATTTTCTGCAAGCATCTCACCTGCAATTAGTTTAACATCAACAAGACGGCTATAACGATAAGCATCGCCCTGTAGGTATCGTGCGGCTTTATTGACGCTTCGATAATGATGTAGGCGCTCGAAACTCAATGTGCGAGCAATAAACTGTTGTCGTCGTTCTGCAGGAATGTCTTTAAGGAACGGCAATAGTTCTTCATCAGGGTTACGCATAAGGTCAAGTAGTGCAGGTAGGTCCGCAATAATCTCTTTAAACCCGTAGCTGATATAATTGTTGCCCCAGCCGTGCGTACCTTTGCCATCACCTACATACTCTTCAACCTTGTAGTTAGCAAGGATATCATCTACTACATCCTTACGGAACATTGTAAACTGTAGCTTAGTGCCGCGAACACTCAGTCGGTCTTCGTGCACTGCTTCGAAAAACAATTCTTCACTAAAGTCTTTCTTTGTAACTGCAATGTCGTGATACTCGTTATCACCCACATCAAGCTCGTCAAGGTCTTCTCGAATAGCACTAAGGATTAGATTAAGTGCAACACCAGAACTATTCTCGCCGCCGCCGTAATCGTTATACTCGCTAGTAAATGGAAGTAGCAGAGGTCGATATAGACTAGTAGTGTAGCAATGACTGTCATCACGCTTGTCCTCAAGGACAAACACATACACAGGAGAACCAGCAGTAATGTGCAGGCTAGTTAGTCCGCAAGTTTTGTTCCAGCAACCCATATTATACCTTACTTGTAATCTGCTCGACGCAGGAATTTAACAGGACGATTAATGTAAACGCCAGAGTGTAGCTCACGTTTACACAACCACCACGCACTATGATTCAAACCCATCCCGCCCGGAATGTAGTTCACGACAAATTCTGTCATTTCCATTTTATTACCAGTTGTTACGGTCGTTAAGCCCAAGAGCGTGTTTTTCTTCATCGCTCAACTTTGCAAATGCTTGGCGACGCAGATTGCTCAGGCGTTCTGCTTCTGCACGTTCTTCTGCCTTGCTTTGCAATTCCCATTCGAGGTTTTCAAGGAAGGATTGCGAAGTAGGATTGTGTGCTACTGCAAACACATATTCATCGCGAGAATCAAGGTCACGGAGGTTGAACATTCCGTCGCGAACTTGCAGTTCAAAATTGTTCTTAGTAGTTGCTTCTTCTAACGCTTGCATCAAACGAGTAGGATATGCAGCCTGTTCTTCTGCAAGTTGGCGGGCAAGGAAAGCATCGCGTTCTGCTTGCAATTCTGCCTTAGTCTTACGTGCCATTTTCTACTCCGTTTTGTTTACAATACAAGTATTATAGCGCCAATTGAATTTTAGGTCAAATTGAGCACTCGTTTTTCTTCTGGCGTTAGTTTGGCAAGGGCCGATTTACGAAGCGCCTTTGCTTCTTCTGCCTGACGTTTAGCTTCCATTGCCTTAGCATCATCAATCTTGTGTTGAGTCCACCAAGTGTTAGTTTCTTTATTTTTTAGTACTTTGTTATTAGGATCAATTCGCTCGAGTTCTGCTAGTGCACGGCAGGCAATGCGAGCGAGTTTATCACGCAATTCCTTGCCGGTATCACGGGCAGGTGTGTAGTCTGGTTCATAGCTCATACAGGGCATAATCTTCTCCTTTGTGTAATTACTGTTAAACTTTGCGCCAGAGTTGGAACTCTACACGGAACAAAGTGATAGCAAAACCACGTACTTTAGTATTAGTTGGCTTACGAACGCCAAACCACTTAGCACCCTTGACCACATCGAAGCCTACATCGGCAAAATCTAGAGCAAAGGAACCGGCAATCAAAACAACCATCAAGGGCCAAAAAACAGTAGCAAAGATTACTACTTGGCAGTCCTCGCGTGGCGTGCGAACAGCGGCAATAGCTTGCAGAACAAAAATAACTGCCACGTAACCAATTGCATATTCCATCTTCAACTCCTGTTTGTTGCTGTCTATGTATGTATTATAGCAGTTTTGGATTTATTGAGCAAATTGTTCTGTAGTACTTTTGTAGTTAATTAGGAATTCTACCATTTGGGCAAAGTTGCGCTCTGCTTGCTGGTCACGTTGTAGCCATTCTTGTTCAGTTGCTTCGAGGATAGAGGCTGCATAGTTCATTGTAAAACTCCTGTTTTAAGATTAAGCGACTTTGCGCTGGGGGAAAGAAATAACGTTTTGGGCTGGAAAGTTGGAGCGATCCAGGGCGAAACATACTGCAACTTCGTAAACATCGAATGTTGCATAGTACGTATTGTTACGATACACAGTATAACACTTTTCGTTTACTTTGTAAACTTCTGCATTAGTAATGCAGCTTTTGATGAGCAGTTTATTCATTGCAGTGTCCTTTGCGCTGTAACTGTAGTTATTATACAGTCACTTCTAGCTCAAAAGACACTTTGATAGAAAAAATTTAGTGTTGTTTTTTCGCCGCAATGTAGGCGTTGTTTTCTATCCATTGTAAGGATTTTGTAAGGAATCCCCACTCGCGTTGTTGACGTCCGGGCATAAACAATGTCCAACATTCTACACCAGGATCTACTTCGATGCGATGGAAACTTGTAGCACTGCAAGTCCTAAAGTGACCAGGTCCGCGCCACTTTTGCATTTCACCGATCTTCTTGCCTTTGCCGTCAAACATCGGCACCCATTCCCAGTAGCCGCCTTTTAGTACTAAGGTAGCATAAGGCCAAGGGTGGTCGTGGAGGTCATCGGGGTCAGACTTTAAAAACTTGTGCAAGAACACATTAAACGGAAAACGCTTTCTATCTTTAAGGAATAGGTAATAGCGTTCAAGGTAAGGTTCGTTGCTTTCACGGTCTAAAATGATGCGTTTTCGACCTAGTTTTTCGAGGATTTTTGCAATAAAATGGATCATAAGTGCTCCTTATGATCCTAGTGTAGCATACTGCTAATTAAATGTCAAATTAGCGTTTAGGTCTAAACACCCTAATTCCGCCTTTGCTTAAATCGTAACCACTAGGCCAGCTAATAGTTACATCACCATCGCTAGGGTTATTGTTTTTACCACTGCTAGGTGTTTGGTTACCTCCGCAAAACGTAACCTTATTTCCTTGCCTAGTATAGATAAAGTTAACGTGACTGAATGGCCATAACACTACATCGCCTGGCTGTGCATCTTTTGGATTTACTTCTGTGTTGATTAGGCTAGCTGTTTGCCTTGCACCTGCACATTGGTAATATTTGTATCCAGAGTTTTTAAGAGCAAAGTTAACAAAACCTGCACACCAAGCAGTTTGATCAGTATTCCAGCAAGCACCGGGACCGATGCCTAGATTCTTCCAAATACCCGTAATGTTTGGATTGCTAGGTCTTCCGCCCTGCCCGCTTTCACGCCACATACCCCTTTTAGCTTCTTCGAGAATTTTATTAAGGAAAGGAATAATGTCTCCTGCTGCTGCTTCGGAACTAGGTGGAAGTTCTTTTGCATCAGTTGCATCTTCAGGAGGTGGGTTATAGTTACCTTTAACACCTGCTTCACTTGCTGCTGCATTTTGAAATGCGCCTGGGTTGGCCAAGTAATTATCTGTAGATGCGTTAGCCTCTGCTTGTTTAACAGGATCAATAGTTACTGCGGGGTCTGCAGAAATACTAGAAAACGCAGAGCTTGCCCCAGGCTCTTCCCATAGCGCAACTAATTTGTTATTAGCATATACGTTGGTACTATGGAAAACATCCTTAACTTCCGGTAAGCCGGAATCGCCTTGACTAGTTGATCCTGTTACGTATGGCATAATTAAGCAGGCATTGCAATACCAGTAGTAGCTTGCATATACTGGCTACCGACTTGGCTGTTAGTTGTGCCAATCGCTAGCACGTGTTGTAGTTTAATCTTAATGCTGTTCTGCACATCGCTAGTTAGCATAAAGGGTGTTAGGGCAGGACCTTGTGGCCCCATACCTAGACTAACTGGCTTACTAATATTTAGGTAGTCTGCTGTTTCGTCTTCTAAACGTGCAACAACTTCCTCTCCTGATACTAGCTTTAGGCTGATGATATCGCCCACTTTGTAAGGTACTGTAATTAACATATGTGTCTCTCTGTAAAATGTTTAAGCAGGATGTTTAGCTGTCCACGCTTTTAGTTGTTCAAATCCGCCGATGCACTCGTCGTCAATAAAGATCTGAGGAACGGTACGAGGAATTTGACCAATTCTCTGTGATAGTTCTGCAATCATTGCTTCCCTATTGTCTGCACTGATATAGTGTTCAATGTAGTCCCAATTTCTAGCTTTGAATAAATTCTTAGCTTGTACGCAAAAAGGGCAAGCGTCTTTAGTGTAAATTTCTATCTTCATATCTTATAGTGCAGGTAGTGCATCGTAGTCGATGCTGTCGCCCATAACACCAATTACATAGTTTGTTGATTCATTTTCCTGCAATGCTGTTTGCTTCTTGCTAGGATCGCTGTGTTTATTAAACCAAGGAATAGGATTACTCTTAGGGGCAGGTAGAGTGTATTTAATGCCAATGTCTGCAAGAGCAGCTTTAGCAGTGTAATCTACGAACTCTTTAAGAATAGGAGCGTTCAAGCCGATGACAGGTCCTTTGATAAACAGGTAATCTGCCCATTCCTTTTCTTCACGGATAACATCTAAGTATAACTGGTATACTTCTGCTTCGCACTCTATTTTTGCTCGAGCAAAGCGTGGATCTTCCTTAACAACTTGATTGATAAGATAAGCAGTCCAGTCTTTGTGTAGTAATTCATCTTGTAGAATTAAGCCGATGATGTTGCCGTTACCAATAAAGATTTTGTTCTCTACCATTGCAAGGCTTGTAGCAAATGATACCATAAAGCGGAATGCTTCTAGTGCATAGCTTGCATTTAGCGCAAGCCAAATTGCCTTGATATGCTGTGGCTCCAGGACTTCTAGACCGATTTCTTTTTGGCAGTTGATAACGTGTAGTGCATCATAGTAACTGCCTACGCTACTTGCCATTTCAACAATAGGCTTAGTGTCGTGAATAGTGTTAAACACTTCCTTAGGCACGTTGTAGATGTTACGGATGATGTGACTGTAGCTACGGCTGTGGATGTTTGTTTCAAAGAAACTCCAATTATACATTAGAGCTTCTAATTCAGGTAGACTTACAACTGGCGTGAATACTTGCGCCGGGCCTCGGCCTTGTAAACTATCCAATGCAGTCTGGCGAAGTAAGTTGCTAGTAAAAATGTGCTTGACAGCATCGCTAGCGTCTTTAAAGTCACCTGCGTCTTTGGTTAAGCTAACTTCTTCGGGAACCCAAAAGAAGCCACGTGCGGTTTGTTCAATCTTTTGAATCTTAGGATATTTAACTTCTTCGAATCTCTGGATAGTAACTGGACCTTCTGGGTCCAGGAACATCTTTCGGCTCAAGTAATCTGTTTTTGTAGTTAAATTATATTGTTGTTTACTCATAGTCTAGTATTATACTTATAGCTTGCAAGATTCGCAATCGTCTCCGTAGTCTTCTTCGGCTGCTTGGATAAACACAGGAGCTTCTTCTTCCTGCTGTGCTTTAGACCCTGACTTGTTAATCAAACTGTAGTAGAAGGTCTTGATACCCCAATGGTGTGCCAACATTAAGTTCTTAGCAATTAGAGTAGCAGGAACTTTTCTGTCAATGAAGTGAGCAGGATTATAGAATGTGTTAGTGCTGATACTTTGATCCGTATAGGCAGAGATAACTGCCGCAGTCTTTAGGTATCCAACACAATCAGTCTGTTCCCACATTAGCTGATACTTGTTCTTTAGCTTGTGGTACTCGGGTACAACTTGTGTAAATGAGCCAGCCTTAGATTCCTTAGTTGAAATTAAGCTCATTGGCATTTCGATACCGTTAGTAGAGTTAATAACAACTGAGCTAGACTCAACCGGAGCAACTGCACTATTAGTTGCATTGCGGACCCCGTACTTGATCATCTCAGCACGTAATGGCTCCCAATCTAATTCAGGAGTAAAGTCTGTTAATTCATTAACACCGTTGGCACGTAATTCCCAAGGGAATTTACCTTGTCCATAACGTGTCTTGTCGCTATGTAAGCACTTGCCGCGTTCTTTAGCTAGTTCTACACTAGCTTCTGTTAGGTAATATGATTGATGTTCTTGCCAAGATTTAACTTCTGCTAGTGCATCCTTGTCTCCGTAACGTAGGCCGCGCTTGGCGTGCCAGTATGCTAGGTTAGTAATACCAATACCTAGAGGACGGATCTCATCGTTGCTTAACTTAGACTGAATAGATAAAAAGTCTTGATAGTCAAGAATGTTATTAAGGCTGCGATGCAGAATGCGGCAAGCACGACGCATATCTTCTGGATTTCTGAATGCTCCCCAGTTGATACTACCGAGTGTACATAGCGCAATGCGGCCGGTATCGTCGTCAAGACGCTTAAAAGGAACAGTAGGTAATAGGATTTCACAGCATAAGTTACTTTGATAAATGGTATGGTACTCAGGATCGAAAGGACCTTGATTCATTACGTTATCGATGAACACTAAGTACACACGACCTGTATCAGTGCGCTCTTTAAGGATGCCGCCTTTGAATACATCTTCTGCATTCATTGTCTTTTTACGGAGGCCGGGTGTGTTCTCATACTTTACATAGAGTTCTTCAAACAGTGCAGTGTTTGAGTAGAAGGCTTCGTATAAGTCAGGAACTTCATTAGGATCAAAGAACGTTATGTTTTCTTTGTTTTTAAATCGTCTGAAGAAGAAAGCACTAAGCACAACCCCATAATCCAAATGACGGACTCGGGTTTCTTCTGTTCCTTGGTTGTTCTTAAGGACGATAAGATCATCAAACTGATGATGCCAAATAGGATAAAAAACTGTAGCACTAGCATTACGAATACCTCCTTGTGAGCACGAACGTAGGTCACCGAACCACTTCTTCAAGAATGGAATCATACCTGTGTGCATAATTTCGCCTCCACGAATAGGCGAACCGAGCGGGCGTAGGCGACCAATCTCTAAACCAATGCCGGCACGTTTGCTAGCATACTTGGCCATCATTTCGCCCGAAGCAAAAATAGAGTCCAAATCGTCGTCGGAGCGAATAAGAACGCAGGATGAAAATTGCTTTGTAGGAGTGCCCAGGCCTGCAAGCACAGGAGTAGCAAGAGTAAACAAACCGTCGCTAGCCGCATTATAATATTCCTTAATGTAACGAAGACGAGCAGCGTTAGGTTCCTCTTTATGGAACACAGTAGCGGCTGCTACCATATAACGAACCTGCGGAGTTTCGTAGATTTCTTTAGTTGCACGATTGCGAACTAGATACTTTTCAATTAGTTGTTCGATAGCTGCATAGCTATACTGTTCATCTTTTTCGTGGTCGATGATATCTTCCATCTTATCCCAGTCGGCTTCTGTATACCACTCTAATAGTTCCGGGGTATATAAACCAACTGCAACGTTCTTCTTGACGATATCGTATAAGCGTGGAGGATCGTAATCTCCGTATACATCTTTACGTAACATACTTAGACGTTGCTTGCCTGCTACGTATTGATAATTAACGTGACCGATATCCGAATTAGACTCTACGTCAATCAAATCTACAATAGCACGTAATGTAATTTCGTCGATTTCTTTAGTTGTAATCCCATCATAGAAATGAGGCTGTGCCTTAATCTCTATCATAGATTGACTAACGTCTGCGATTCCTTTACATACCTTTGCAATTTGAGCTTGCCACTTTTCAACGGCTAAGGGCTCTCTTCGTTCGTCCCTTTTTATTACAAAAATTTGTTTAGACATTATTCTCACTCTGTTATTTTATTGTTCGGTATTTAAGTAGTTGTCATATTCAATAACAACTGCTTTTATCAAACTAATTTTCTTAATTCTTGACTATCAAAAATATTTAATATTTCCAACAACTCTGTGTCAGTCGCGGACATAGTACTATTATAAGTCATAACAACCTCTGAATCAATGATCAGAGCAAGTATATTTTGCTTTTGCACTCTGTCACTGATGATAGAAAGTTGTATGCTAGACAAGTCTATGTCTGCCAAGGTAAGAGTATACCATATCCCTAATATGATGCTATTAGCGCATTGTTCTTCTTGGTACAATAGTGTCCAAGGATTTGGCCAAGACTCTTGCTTCCAAGGATCAAAAGTCCTGCGTATAGCAGGACTTGATTTCCACCATACAGAAACTTCTTGCAAAGCTACTGCCGGTGGTAGTGTTTCAATTGAATTACGAAGTGCACGCCAAGATTTATATCGTGCCTGTAAACCTGCTGACCACAACATTAATTTGTTCTCCAAGCTCTAACTGAATAATAGAATGTAGCATCGTATGCGTCTGTGTTAGTAAACGTGATAGATATCACTCCGTCTGCTAACGTCGCTGCTAATTCTACTTTAGGTTGGCTTGGACCGGCAGTTATGCCGTTAACTACATAGTCTAAGTTACCATCGTGAACGATAATATAAATGTTACCGATTTGCTTGTAACCATTACCGCTAACGCTGTAATCTAGCACAATACTGTTAGTAGAGGCTTCTGTAAATTTAACAGTAGACTCAGTAAATGTAGTTGTGTTTCCTGCTAGGGTTGCAGTTAAGGTTTCAATAACAGACGCTTGTCCTTTAAAGGACAATTCATTATTATAGCTTAATGCGATTGTTGCACCTGCAGGCGGTGTTGATAAAAATGTAGCTGTTCCTGTTGTTCCTGTCCAGTTAACTGTAATAGGAGCAGGTACTCCGTTAACTTTGGCGTGAACAATAGAACCGAATTTGATTTTAGTTAAGTCGATACTGTACGTAGTTGTAGTTCCGTCTGCTACTAACGTTTGCGGTAAGGTACCTAGGAACAATCTATTAGAATCTTCAGCAAGACCAAATTCACCTGTGTCTAATGCTGTTATATCTTGTTCTAAGCCTGTTCTTACTTGTATCGTTGCGATCTGTGTTGTCATCGTGTGTGGCTCCTATTACATATTTAGTTCATAATACCGACCAACTCGTTCTACCCACTTGTTAGCATAGTCTTTAAATTCAGGGCCTTTAATAACAAATTCTTGATATTCACAATTTCTGCTGCACATAAAAATAACTGCTTGATCTATGTCTGTGCCGTATACATTGTTATGTGCGGCAGCGTAGGCGCACATTTGTAGGAAATAGTCTTCGATCCAGTCTCTTTTCTTGGGTTTATTGGTAGTTTTATAGTCAACAATAGCAGGTCGACCTTTATACATTGCAATCAAGTCTGTAGTACCTGCGTACAGTTCAGGGTAATACAATCCTATTTCCATTCCCCATACTTCGTCAATCTGGCTAAGTCCGTGTTCAATAATAGTGTCTGCCATACTACTGGCCATTACACGAACTTGGTTATTGCCAGCTGGACGATCTTTGCCTAGAATATAATTCTCTAAATGTGTGTGCATTAGTGTACCTAGCCCTGCGCTTTCGGTACTAATGCGTTGTGCTTCGGACTCGCCTACACGCTTCTTCCATTCCATTAGGAATGTCTTGTCTTTAGTTTTGTCTAGAATAGTTGTAACGCTGGGAACCTTTTGTCCATCGGGCGTTTGATAAAGTCGTTTGCCGTCTACCTCTACTCGAGGCACTGGCAAATAAGTAAATGGGGGATTGATTGCAATGCTCATACTCTAGTGTAGCATAATCGCTACACTAAAGTCAATTACCAGGCAGCGATCCAGACGAACGTATCGCCTGTGCCTTGATTGGTTTTTCTATCCAAAGTGTAACCTAACTTAGTAAAGCTAGCGATAACTTGGTTCATTCTATCACGTAAAATAACGTTAGGGGCAGTGCCCTTCCATTCATTATAGTAAGCCGGTGCAGTTTCACCGTTAGTCATTTCTGTAGTTGCTACAGTTACATCTAACTCGCCGTCGGACGATGCTTGTATAATTGCTAATTCGATTGCTTTGATTTCGTTGTAAACAACCATATCATTGCGAGCTTTTAGTCTTGCTTGTTCTGCTGTTAACATTAGAAATCCTTACCGATCTGTTTGCTTGCTAATTTAGATACTGTATCTTTGTTAGCATCTTTTTCGTCTTGGTTGGTATATTCTTCGTCGTTTGAATTGATACCAGTATCTAACTCTACTGTATCCTTGCTGATAGATTTAACAACAGGATTACCTTCTAGTATGTCAATTAAATCCTTGACGTTTACAAAGTAACCCTGTGACTTTAAATCATCTATTAAGTCTGTAGTAGATAAGTTATCTTGGCCTTCTGCGCTGGCGGTATAAAGGATGTCAATAATGACATCGCTTAACTCACCTACATATTGGCTGTGTAACTCAAATAGCTTCATTACTTTAGCTCTCTACCAGTTGGCTCTTCTGCCGGACCACTAGCTGCTTCTGCACCTGCTACGCCTGCGTTATCCATATCTAGTTCTGGTGCTGCTGCCATATCGTCTGCGCCCATATCCATTTCTGGAGCAGGTGCTTCTGTAGGAGCATCCATACTAGCTGCTTCGTCGCCTGCAACTACTGCGGCTGCATTACTAATAGCATCGTGTGTTTGCTTTAGTGTATCTAGTAGAGTCTGTAGTGAGCTTTCGACTGTGTTATTGAACTGCTCTGCTTCTGCTGTACCGTGAGTTTCTTTCATTGTATCAACTAAAGCCATTAGAGTTTCTACTTGCATTTTAGCAATCTTTTCAGCCATTTCCTTGACATCTTCTGCCATACTCTTAGCTGCTAGTGCTACTTCAGCTTGTTCTAAGTCTTGTTCAACTAATAGCTGTAAACGTGCTACGCTTTCGCTTAGTGCTTGCTTTTTCTTGCCCTGCATAATGCGTAGGCTTTCAGCAATCATTACGCTCTTAACGTATTCGCTGTTGTTCTGATAGTTCTTAACTGAGCAGCTTAGGTCCCACTGTTGCTTCTGTAGCTGTGATAGTGCACGTGCTACTTTAGCTTGGTCGAACTTGTCGGCATTTAATGTGTAGCCGAAGTTTTCCTTAAGATACGAGTTAATTTCACGCATCTTTTGATTTGGTGTTAGTGATAGATCTGTTAATCTCATTGTTGTTTCCAAAAGTATATTTTTATTTATCTATTCAGTAGCTTTTGAGGATGTTCCTCTTAGCATCCTTTGCCATACCTACGCTGCGTGAATATTTGCTTTCGTACAAACTGCGCTTGTCTAAGTCGTTAGTACGCTGAATTCGTTGTTTATAGGACATTGCCTCGTAAAAATGACGAGCATAATCCTCGTCTAATCTAGCAATAGTGTTGCATTTAACAAATGCTGCGGCTGGGTTTTTTAGCAACTGTTTAGTGATTGCCATAACGCTTTCATATAGAGCTAAATCGCTGTATAGTACGTTGCCCGTAGCTGCTTCTGTTATTGTATATGTGTTCTTTACTGTGCCGTTAACGTGTGATTCTACAATGTCAACTATATAATTGGCTATTTTTACGCCACTAGCTGTTTGTTCTGTAGACGCTAGTTGCTTGTTGACTACATCTGTGCTTTCAGAAATTACTTCGCGGGTCTGTTCGTTAACTCTGCTTAAACGTGTTAGGATGTCGAGCATTGCTTGAGAATCAGGGTCCTTGGCCTTAGCACCTGAAGATTGTGCAAAATTTTGTGATCTTTCACCACTTTGCGGCGGTCTCTGATCTGTAATGGAGCTAAGATTACCTAGCACCTTTTTCATTGCTTCTATTTCTTGTGGTGTGACTGTCATCTGTAATTTCCTTTACTTTACTTAGCTATCACTTCAAAAGAGTTTTAAAGTTGACAACCAAATAACCTAGTACTGTTAACAGTCCTGCAACAACTGTTCCAGCAGTTCCTACTAAAACCTTAAATTTATCCTGATTAGCTGTAGAAATTACATCCATAATTTCTTTATGGCTAGCATCAAGTTTCTCGTCCAGCTTTAAGAAGTCATCTTGCAAGGACAGTAGTTTGTCTTCTAACGTTTCGAATTTTTCTTCCAATCTTTTATACCTTTCAGCGCATAAATCTACGTGTGCTTCTAGGTTTGTTCTTTCTAATTCGCTCATAATATGTTCCAATTCTAGCAGTTAGTCTGAATTATTACCCAAACTCTGGTTGCCTTGCCCGATCCTAACTAACTATTTATAGTGTCTCGTGCTGGATAAAGTATATATTTTTCTCTGCATCACTAAAGGCATTTATAACTGCATTAGAGAACGTTGCTGTTTCGTCTAAGCCCGTAATGATAGGTAGTCCGTCTGAGTCTTGTCGTAGCAATGCAGGGCTACTAAATCCTGCTCGCTCTGTTGCAAACTTTAACACCCAAACAGTGTGTGATCCTGTAAAGTTGCTGCCGAAGTCGTAATCGGCCATATCTTCGCCTTCGTACTTGTCCACTTGAACTAGTACAGGTTGTATACGTAAGCCAATTAATTGGATTAAGCTGTTTAAGTTTTGCGCTTGCAAGTATGGTCCTTGAGGGACTACTCGTGGGTCGCTAACACCTGTGTCTGTAATGTCTACTAGGGAGTAGACTGTAAAGAAGTCCATATTGCCGCCGAAGTTCTCGGTGCTTCTTGCTGTTCCATTTGTTTTTATAACCATTGTGTACCCTAATTAAAATGTATGTTAATTTTATTTATGCAAAAAAATATCCCGCCGAAGCGGGATATTAGGTTTACTTACTGTACAGTTCTAATTAGAATGCAACGTCAGTAACAGTGTAACCAGCAACTGCTGTTACGTCTTTACCTTCGATGATCATACTAACTGACTCGCTTGTACCAGCAACGAAAGCGCCGATAGCTGTAACTGTGCTTGTCATTTGTACTGCGTGTACTAGAGCTTCTAGGTCAGCCTGGCTCATTGCTGCGCCGAAGTCGAAGTTCTTGATGAAAATTGCGCGGCCGATAGCTGCGAATGGTTGTGCAAAACCTTTAGTTGCGAATGTCATAATATATTCTCCTATTGTGTGGACACAGAGGTCCTACTTTTATTTAGCCTTTTGTGCAAATAACAGTGTTATTATACATTAATCTATATCTTTAGATCTAGCTAGTTTATTGACTATAGGCAGTAAATCTATGTTTGCTGCGTGTGTTGTAAGCCAGTTCTTTAACCTAGCAATAGTGTAGACTTTTTCGCCCGGATCAAGGTGATACCACTCCTGTGCATTCCTACGTAATTGTCGTAGTGTAGAATCTACTACATATAGGTCTGTTTCTAGCCTGAATAGCACCTGAGCAATATAACCCCTAGAGTCTAGGCTTAACTGTGCCATATCCCCAAACATTTTCTTCAGCAAAGGAACATTTATCTTAGCATTGTCCCATACCGTGCTAGTTAGTGCGTTAGGACGTAATGCACCTGCAATCATACTTTCGCCCTTAGTAGATATTCCGTGGAACGCAAGATACAAGTCATTTGCCAGAATACGTTTGGTACTAAAGTCGTTGTTGATTTGTATAAAGTCAAATACCTTAGCTGCATAAGCACTAGCTTGGCTTCGTGTTTCTGCTTGGTAATAGCAAACGTAAAGAGCTAACACCGACACAAATGCTAAGTCGGCTAACTCTCGTGCGCTTAATTGGTTAACACTAGCAGCGGAAGTAAACAACTTACTTTCCATATACGTTTGATGTATGTTTGCTGCTGCTAGTTGCTCTAATAGATTTTTATCCATTACTTCCAATTCTTAGGTAGTGTGAAGTTTAGTCTACTAAATTCTAAACGGTCGATTAGCTTTAGTGCCGATCCCATATGATCAACAATAACGTGGCCTTCTTCTGGAGTAACACTGTATGTTCCGTCTGGATTGTTTACGAATGTATCGATTGCCTTGATACCTTTTAACTTAGAGATTAGTATAATCTTTGCGTTAATAGTATCAATGTAAATTCGGTATAGTGTGCTTAACTGCGGTTTATGTGTATGCAAGAATTGAAGATCCTTTTGCAAAGCTTCTAACTTGCGCTCCTTACCGGCTTGTGTCTTTAGCTTGTCTATTGCTAGTTGCATTTTTTGCTCGTAACGAGTAATAAAGTTTTCAGCAAAGGCGTGAGGGTCGCTTTCAAACTCTCCTGCATTTCTAATCATTGAGTTGATGTAAGTCTTTAGCTCTAGCTTAAATGCGTTACCCTGTTCTGTAGTGTTTAACCATTTGAATGTATCAACTGTTACTGCTTTTGTTGCTGCACGTAAATGGGCAATAGCTGTTTCGATTTCTTTAGATTCAGCGGCAGTAAGAGTTACTCGTCCACTTAGGTCCTTAACTGTTGCGTCAGTTATCCATAAGCCTTTTACTTCTGGTAAGTTATCTGCACTGTATCCAAACCTTGCTTGCATATCCTGTAGTGTCGGGCCGCCTTCGTAATAAGTATGGAACACTACGCCTGCTTTAGAAGATAGTATCTTTGCTGCTAATGCACTATTAGTAGGCACTGCATACGTAATTGTATTAGGACGGAAGATTACATATTCTTGTCCGTCAATAGTTGTTTTAGTAAGGTCGTTATGAGTGAACAATAGGTCACCTTGTACAATACCTTTAATGCCTAACTTAGGTAATTCTTTTAACAGTAACTTGTACTTTTCGCGAAGGCCTGCATAGCTAACTACTTGGCCGTCCACTTCTTTGTCTGGCTTAACACGGTCGACATCTTTAGCTGTAAACATTCTGTTATCTTTTGTGGTACTAAAAATACCCTTATCGCCGATAACGAATTTACCTGTTTCTGGATCAGTTCCGCAGAAGATGGCAGGAGCACCGTCCCACTTAGTAGTAATGCTGTAGCCTTTGTCTGCGTGACCTTTGAGCATACTGTATAAGGATGCGATTGCATCAAATGCGATACGAACACCAGCAATACCCTTGTCGATAATTTCATCTTCCAAGTGCTGTAGGTGCTTGTTTTTCCCGTCGTCTGCTTCGTCTAGTTCTTCTGGCTTATTTGGATCAAGTAAATCTCGTTGGACCACTCGTGCGGGACGCAAACGTGCGGGACGCTTGCGGTTTCCACCTAATGTAATCTCACTTATTTTCATTGCTGTTGTGCTCGCTTAGTTAAAATTCCGGCTAAACGTCGTGCATCATCCGGAGTCAATGAGTCTAAAGAATTAATAATGTCTTGTGTCATTGTACTACTGTCTTTCCACTTCATACCGACTTTAGATTGTACAGGTGCTTTACCTGCTAGTGCGCCCATTACGTTTGCTGCTCGATTGATCGGGTTGTTACCTGGATCGCTAGTAATTTTTCCGCTATCGTATAACGTGCGAATAACTTCTGCCCATACTTGCGCTGTTTGCTCGGGTTTCAAAATGACGCCAGTAGCAGCAGGTTGGCTAGCGCCACTGGCTGCTTGCTGACTTTGGTCAGCCTGTCCTAATGTTTGATCTGACTGCTGCTGGGTCTGTCCAGCTGACTGCTGACTTTGTGCTGCATTTTGTGACATTGCACGGCGTCTATCTTTAAGGTTACCAACTGCGTTAGCAACTCCGCCTGCTGTTCTAGGATCAGATGAATCGTTTGGACGATTACCTAATTCATTTATTTGAACGCTCTCGACTGTCTTTAGAGCAGTTTGTAAAATGTCTTTCAGTACACCCCTAACTTGTGGTGGCAGGCCTTTACCTTGTTCCTGGAATGCCTCCCAGGCGGCACGTAGTTTTTTGTAGTCTGAAAATACAGAACTACCTGCTGACTGTTTTTGTGGAGCTTCTGCATCTTGTTGATTAGGTGCACTAGCTGCTGTTGCAGCGTCTTGTGGTTGAGTGCCCGATACTGTTTGTATAGCAGACTGCGCTACAGTTGTGTCGACTCCCTGGCCTGCTAAAAATTTTGCCAATTCATCAGAATCGGTAGGACTTCCTGCTTTTTTCCAGGCACTGGCTAGCTTATCGGCTGTTACCTTTGTTGTTAAATTATGACCTATTGTGGATGCTTTTTGTTTAATTTGATCCCAGCCAGCTTCTTTTAGTTGTTTCTTAGATTCTCTAACTGCAATCAACTTGAATACTGTCTTAATCTGAGACTCATTTAACGCAGGTGCCTTAGATAAAACAGACTCGCCTCGTACCATTGCTTGCATTGCAATCTTTTGTGCAAGTGTTTCAGCAGTTTGTACACTTAAAGGGCCGCCTTGTAATGTGCTATATTTTTCTAGTACAGATTGTGCAACACTGGCTAAATCTCCCTGACCAGTAGTTCCGTTTGATATTGCTTGCTGCACAGCTTTGAACGCTTCGTTACTAGCTTGTTGGCGCACTGCTGCGACGCCTGCTTGGGCTGCACTTGCGCCGGCATCACCGCCTTGCGGTGCTCCTTTAACTGCTTGACCGACTTGGCCTGCGGCGTACGCCATTGCGCCCGTCTTTGCACCACTATAAGCAGCACTAGAAAACTTTTCACCTTGCAGTAGCTTATCTACCATTTTAAATAGGCCAAGGGCTGCGGCTCCACCTAATCCTGCGCCACTAATACCGGCGGCAGCGATCAATGCAGAATAAATTAAACTCTGTGCGACAGGGTGTTTCTTGGCAAAGTCACGATACATTTGTACATATTTCATTACACCTTGATCGCCGCCTGTGGCCTGCTTTAACTTTTCAGCAGCCTGATCGTACATTGAGTCCACATTTTTAATGGGACCGGAATTTTGTACTTTAGTCTTTAAGTCTTCCCAAGCCGCATTAACTGCACTGGCTGCATCTTTTCCTTTACCTAGCATTGTGCGATTGCCGCCTGCTGCTGTAGCACCTTGTTCTACATTTGCAAATATTTGGTTAATCTGGTCAGCAGTCAATTGGGCTTCTGCCAACATTCTTCCTGCTTTTTGCCAAACAGAATATGATTTTTGCTCTGTTAATAACGATACAGACTTGTATTGCTGTACTTGCTCTAGTACGAATCCACCTGTTACTCTTTTAGCAGAATACCCCATCGACGATAGATTGTAATCAAACCCTTCTAATAAGTTATTGATAGTGTATAACTCTTTACTTGTGATTACTGTTCCGCTTTTAGCTAGGGATTCTAATTTTGTGCCGCCTGAGCGCATCCAGATATCCTTCAATACTGCTAGCAAGTCAGGGTCTGCAATTAATTTATAATTAGGATTTTGTTTTACAAACTCGTCCCACTCAGCACGAAACTTAGCTGCGTCTTTGAATATAGCAGGATCGGGTTGTTGATCTTGCTGAGGCTGGCTCTGCTGTTGGCCTTGTTGCTGTTGATCTTGTTGCTGCTGTTCTACGCCTGCAATAGCATAAAGTTTTGAGACATCACCGAGCCCTAACTGAGTGGTAACATACTTGATGATGTTATCAAAGTTATTAGGGTCTTTACTATTCTGTGTTTGGTTGCTCCAACGCAAGAACTTAGTTTGTTGGTCTTTAATATACTGGCTCTTTTCACCCTCGCCACTGGCATCGGTAAATTTATCTGCTATTTTTGCGCTTGCACTTTTTAATGCGTCAAATGGGCCTTCATTGACCTGGCTTTTTAGTTGGCGTAGCTTCATTTTTCTTGGACTCTTTAATGATTCTGATTCCTCGAATAAACTTACGCTCGTCGCCAGATTTCATACTATTAAATAGTCGCTTGATTAACTCACTTCTCTCTGGCTCTGCGTAACTTGTTTCAATAAGCCTTACTAAATTAGACACGCTGGCAATCACCTGTGTTGCGCGGCTTTCAACAACACTGTGCTTGTCCTTTGCAGGAACAATGCTATTAATCTCTTCTAGTAGGCTTCTCGTCTGTTTTTTCATAAGTTTTTCGAGGGCAACGATCTCGTTATTGTATTTAGCTTAACCAAACTTATTTTCTAAGCATATTCCTGAGCTGTTCTGTCCTTGCAATAGTACTGCTAATTGCACTATTTGACGGGACTGTTTCTTTCTTCATAATAGGCGTAAAATCAAAGCCTTCCTTAGGTTGCGGGTATGCAGCCGGCGGCGCAGGCTTATTAACTGCTTGCGGCGCAGGGGCAGTTTGCGCCTGTCGTTTTAAGTTATTAAACATTACATCCGCTGTAGTAGGACCAGTTGCTTGATCTTCTTCAGTTAAATCAGTGATTTTTAATGTTTTAACATCCCAGCTTAGTTCTACTTTTTGTCCTAGACCGCTAGAGTTACGTGTTTTCATAAACTGAATCTGTACCCTACCGCGCTCACGCATAGTCATACTACTGAAAATACCGATTACGTTGTCAGCAGTCTGAATCTTACTTAAACCGCCTGCAATGTGACTGTGGTCAAATTCTACAGATTCTACAGCGCCGCGGTTCAGCTGCGATGCCGTTACTAAGAAGCAGTTTTGTTCAATAGCAAAGTTGCGTAGTTCTTCTGATACATACTTGTCTTTAATAAAGAGGTTTTCTGCACTTACTTTAACACTGACAGGGTGCATCAAGTCTAAGTAGTCAATAATAACTGCATCAAACTTAACACCATACTGAATGTGGTATTCCTTAACCCAGGCCTTAATATCATTAATGGTAACGCCGTTAGGCACTTGCACAATCTGTAGCTTGCCTGCCTTTTTACCTACCATACGAACTTTAAGGTCTACTTCATCTAGGTTCTGATAGATTTCCTTAGCACCAAAACCAGTAACCATACTGTCTATACGTTTAGAGCATAGTCCTTCGGAAAGTTCAAGGCTAAAGTAAACAACATTCATTCCTGCTTGCGACCAATTAACAGCAATGTTTTGCAAGAATACAGACTTACCACCACCTGACGGTGCAGCAAAGATGTTAAGAGTACCTCGATCAAAACCGCCGTACAACTTATCGTCAATAGTTTTCCAACCTGTGCTAGTAGCTGCGTTCCTGTTACGCAATTCATTTAATCGCCCTGCAGGGTCTGCGTAATAGTCAATACCAAATGTCTTGGCTAAACCGACTTCAGTAGCTTCCTTAATTAGCTTCTCCACGCTACCATAGTCTTGCTTTTCTAGTAGGTCAGCACTCTTTAAGATAGCCTTTTCTAGGGCTTTGTACTTACAGAATTTTTCAAACTCGTCAATAAACCATTTGCCGTGTTCTTCTGCAACTTTACCTAAGTCTCGTAGCTCTAGTCCCACTGCTGCTTTAATTTGTTCAACTGTGGGTACTGCACTATATTGATTGCTGTAGTCAACAAGGAACTTGACTGCCGGCTCTAGCGACCTATCGAAATAGTTTGTACTGATAATGTTGTTAGTGCGGCCTAGCAATTCTCTGTCGCTAACAAGGAACTCCAGGAATAACTTTTGAAGGTCGACTGTGTAATCTTTAATTTCACTCATAATAATGTTTGCTTGTTATACTCAACTTAATCTTGTTCGATTCTTTGTGTTCGATAATGTTCTTTAATACGAACAACTGCCCGTATACTTCTACTGCCTTAGCAGTGTCTTTAATCGACTTGTCCCATACAGGATGACTTACGCTCCATCCATAACCAATGGCTGCTTCTTCTAAATCTCTGCCTGCTCGATCCCTGTCTGGAATTACTATTACTTCCTTGTGTAGTGCATTTATTACATCTGCTTGATTTTGAGATACACGGTTAGTACCTACACTAATTCCACTAATAGACAAAGCATCGTACTCGCCTTCTGTAACTATAACATATTTTCTATCTGCTGTCTGTGCGTCTAGTCCATATATGTAATCACTATCGTGCTTCTTAACAATCTTGCGTGTTTTCTTGTCAGGCACGTCGCCTGCATATCTGGCGTGCCAACCTTTAATTTCTCCCTTGTATGTTAAAGGAAGTATAGCTCTGTTATATAGCTCAAAGTCCTCAGAATCTGACCACATCCAATCTGCCAACTCCAGTAGGCTTCTACTGTGCAAATATTGTGCTACATTTAGTGCACGTGGATCAGTTAGGCATTCGACTAGCGGCCTAGTGTTAGCCGGTAAGCTAGTATACTTCCAATTAGGTACATACGTTTCACGCTTAACTGGAACAGCCGATAACAAGGTGTGCTCTTCATTTTCTTTAAGAACTGCAATTATTAATCGTTGTAGCTCTGCTTCGGGCATACCAATACCTTGCAGTAACTTTCTAAATCTAGAAGTTAGTGGTGTGCCTAATCTCCAGCCTGTTTTGTATCCACAGTTAAAGCAACTGTATCTAATGCTAGTGTCGTCAGGAAACTGCATACCACCGCGCTTGCGGGTGTCTGCTCTAGGTTGACCATTGTGGAGGCACATAGGACAATTAAAGCTGAACCAGCCGTTGTGTCCTAGTTTCTGTGTGGGCAAATAACTACGTACAATGTCTTGAATAAGACTCATACGTATATTTTAGCTTCTGTAGATGATTTTATCAACATCTCCGCTGTCCGGAGTGTCTGGTTTCCAAGCAAATCTCACCCATTCTACATCGTTGTCAAATGTGAAGCCGATAGTCTGGGTTTCGTTATTAAAAGAAACCGTCTGTTGACCTGGTTCTAGTTGAATGGTATTCCAAGTAGCACCTGATAAGCTATAGTCGGTAGTATACTCTGCTTTGATTTGTCCAGTGTAGCCGTGCATCCTGTAGCTAACTGTATGAATACCCGTGTTGCCTGGGCGTGGTTGAAAGTTGTCGGTATAGTACCAACCGTCAGCATACATACTAAATCTCATTGTAGAGTTAGCCTGTGTGCTTTCCATAAACATACCTTCTTTAATTTCAATTACTATGTTTACTTCGCCTGCTAGATTGGTATAGAAATATTCCTCGTCGCCTTCTGGATTTACAATACTAAATGTCATATTGTATAGTCCATCTGGTAAACTATCTAAGTCTCTGTCGTTTAATTGAACAACAAATACACCCTTGCTGCGGTCCATTATTGTTGCAGGTCCAACTGCAACTGCGCCGAAGTTAAGCTGAACGATTCGCCAGTATACTTCCTTCTGTGCTAGATTTACCGGCTTGCGGTCGGCATTGTAGGCCTTAACTTGGAACTTGTTAAGTACGCCTCTGTGTAATGTTATTTTTCTTTCATTCATAGCAGGTGTGTTCTGAGTGGCTCCAAAGCCCCCTAAATTTAGGGTAATTGTAGGGAGAAACGAGTATACTGTTATCATAAATTATTTACCAATTGGATGCTGTTTTATTTATCGCTAAATAGTTTGCGATAGATTAAGAACAATGACAACACCCCAAGAATTATTAGATAGATTCCCATTTTTGAGCCTATGCAGATGCGGAACTGAAGAATACATAGGAATTATACAGAATTATGACACTGGCGTAGTTGCTATGTACGTCTACAACCATCTGAATTGCATAGAAGATAAGGAACTGTTCTTGGAACTAGGTGATGAATGGTGGTGGGATAGTAATAGAATGTTGCCAATTAATCTAATCATAGGGGACAGGTTCAAGCCCCTAAGTTATTGTCTATCTACTTTTAACGCAAAAAACTTTACTCTTGTAAGTGGTCCGAGTGTGAGCTTAAATAACATCATAACTAAACGCATCAAGCGTAGACAAATACAACTAGTAAGGAAAATATAATGGACTATCCCGTAACACTAACTTCTGCTGCTGTTGAAAAGATTAGAGATCTTATGGCAGAAGAGAACAGAGAGAATATCAAGATGCGTATCTACGTCCAGGGCGGCGGATGTGCCGGATTCGAGTACGGTTTTGCCTGGGATACGGAGTTTGCAGAAGACGACTTCCAAATGAATTATGACGGAGTCGGTGTAGTGATTGATGCAATGTCAATGCAATACTTGCAAGGTATCAAAGTAGACTGGGTAGAAAGCCTAATGGGTGCTAGCTTCGAAATTGACAATCCGAATGCTAACACCAGTTGCGGTTGCGGGTCTAGTTTTAACCCATTTTAATTAAATTCATCTGAACTATAATAGCCATAGCATACCCTAAGCTATGGCTTTTCTTAAAGTAATACGTTCCGTCAGCAGGTTTTTGCCAAATCTGCTTTTCAATTTCATCCCAAGACAAATGCTCTAAGTGCCGCTTGCCCGGACGAATCAATGCCAGCAACATAGCCAGTTCATTAATGTTACGTGGTGCTTTGCGTACAGTAATGTCAACGTGGTTACCAAGATGGAACAACTTAGACACAACTTCCGGATCTTTAAGCATTGACCAATCTGGCTCAATGCTGCATAACTTGTCTAGATGTTCCGGATCTTTAACTTGCTTGTATAGGCTAACGTTTAGAACGTCAATCTTAAAGTAGCCCAATTCTTCTGCTTCTTTAAAGTCGACGCTAGCTAGCTTAGTTAATGGATTAGATGGCATCTCGTGAAAGTAAACACCTGTATTGTGTTTGCGTTCTTTGCCATTGTCTCGTTGCATAGCAGGCACGTGGTTAATTAACCCTAATAGCTTGTCGCGGTCTGCAACGTCAATGTCAATGTCAGTTCTGATTTTCATAGTGAGAGCATAATTTCAAAAGCACGTTCTTTATCGGGAAACTCAATGTTAATTTTACCTGCTTCCTTTATACTAGGATAGTAAGTCAATCGTGTTTCCTTGCTTATATTATACAGTTTAAAATACTGTTTGTCACTGATTGTAATTTTAGCTTGCGCCAACCAGCCACGGGGACTTTCAGAATCTAAAGTTACTAGTCTAGGATTTCTGCGATTTAAGCTAATCATTGAATGGTAGCAGTCGCTTGCCCTGCTACCTGTTATTAGTATTGCAATGGTAGGATGAACAATAACTCCGCAATTAGGATTGAACCAAACGTGTTTTGAGCTTAGATTGTTCCTGTATAAAAATTCCGAGTACGTGTCATACGAGTCAGTTATCAAATAATACATCACTACTTAATGGATTTAACTTTTTGCATTAAGTAGTTCCTTGTCTCTTTAAGATTGCTGACTTGAACTTCTAACGCTTTTATTCTTTTCTCTAGAGCAGCTACATAGTCTACATTTACTAGCACAACCCGAGTGCCATCAACAATAAGCTCTTTAGCAAGTGCATCAATTTGACGTAGTTCGGCCTTAGCTTCAACTACTGTTTCCTTTGGCTTAGATGACGATGGTTGGTTATACTGGTTCATATGTTTTTATTCCTGCTGAATTGAATACACCTTGTACCCAAGCAGAATCTTCTCGTTGTCTTGCAACTTTAAATTGCCAGTACTTGGGTTCAATGTACTCGACAATTAACTCTAGTTGCTCCTCGTTAAATCTGTTAACAAGGGCTTGGCCTGCATCTGTAGCAAACAACACCCACGGGCTTATTCTGCCAGTTCTAATCCAATGCACGGCTTGATTGGTATTTACACGCACAAAGAAGTCTGTCCAGTTTTCTTGCTCTCGTTCGCTCCACGTTTTCATTAGCAAAACACTGCGTTCGACTGCTCTATCAACAGACTCTTTTTTACTAACTTCTCGTATCCACGCTTCGTATACCCATATCTTAGTCCAATCGTCTAGCTTAACGCTGTTACGAATAACAAAGTCCACAAAGTCATCTACACTGTGCGGGTTTAAGTCGATAACGTGTCTTGCAAATTTAACAAAGCCTGTATAGACATTGCTGTTAACAAAATCCTCGTAAGTCTTTTCCTTACGAGCGTTGGGTGTGCAATACTTTAAGAACTTACGCCATACGTTGAACGCTAGCCTATTAGGCTTGTCGTGTTCGGCCATCATCCTGCGCTTTTTCTCACAGGCGTGACTCAATAGTGTAGATTCTTTTACAAAAGTCTTTTTGCAATACTTACACTGATGCATCAGGAAAACAGTTCTTTAATTTCTTTTTTATCTAGGCCAGATTGCTCTGCTAGGTCTTTAATTGCATCTTCTGAGTTGACTTGGATGAATAGCTCAATCTCGTCGTCTCGCAGGTGCGGATACTTTTTACTTAGCCACTTGGCTAATTTATTCTGAGCTTGTTTTTTAGGAGGCTTAATAAAAGGATGCAGTTGCTTTTTGCCAATGCCCGCTAGTTGTAGCGTCATCCAATGTAACTCGTTATGCTTGCTACCTAGTGCACTAAAGTTCTTATTACAGAACTCGTTTACAGTTAGCAAATAGTGTTCTTGTATGTAGTCAGGGCCGTCTACACTGCTAGCAAAGCGCATAGCTACCCAAGGACTAAACTCTTTTTGTTGTTCTTCGTCTAATGAATTATACCACTGCGCCTGTCTACGGTCCAGTGCCAATAACATATCAGGTAATTGTATTTTGCGCTCTGCTGCCATATTAAACCATATTGTGTAGTGCTAGTACGTCGGGGACTTTTTGTGTTTCTTTAACAAAGTATGCACAAGGAGGATCTTCGCCATCAGTTAAAGGTACTGCAAGTATATGCCCAAATTTTAATTTAGGGAAATACCACTTAACTTCTGTGTAGACATTAACTAGTTCTAAAGGCTCGAAGTGTGGCTTAAATCCTGTAATAGGATTAAACACAAACGCTTTAAAGCCCCTGTCGTTAATTGTCATCAGAGATACAATTTCCGGCTCGCCAAAGTCGGGTTCTCCTATGATCACACTCCAATCCAAAGGCATTTGGATTAGCTTGCCTCCGATTTTAATCACTGCCGCTGGTGCATTAAAACTTTCCATAAAGACCATCGGAACAAAGTGATAGTCTACGTTGTTAGTATTGCTGTAGTCAAGTACAGCATACCTTAAATCGTCGACTTCTTCAGGCATATCGTTCATATCGAATGCCACGTTATCGGTTGTTAGTATTTTCATTTAACTATTATAATGTCTATTGTCGGATAATTCAAGTACCAAAGAGGCAAATAAATCGCTTCCTGTCTCTACGTTTGTTTTCCAGGATTCTGCACTGTCTCCGTTAGCGTGATCCGATACGTGTTTGTATATACGCCAAGGTATGCCGTGTATGTTAGCAGCCCTTGCTATTGCATAACCTTCCATATCGACTAAATCGCAATGGTCAACAAGCCAGGGGTCTGTATCTGTAACAAAACTGTCTCCTGTGCCTAGTCTTAGTCCAGGTCTAGAGTTAGTCAGGTACAATGAAGTATCTTTACTAAACGGTGTAATGCCACGAGGTCCTAAGTCTGCAGGTAACATATCACGTTGACAAACTTTGGTTACTTCTTTAAATCCAGTTGCCCCGCTAATTGATCCAGCTGTTCCATAGTTAACAATCATATCCGGGCTATAGAACCTAATAGCAGTTAATGTTGTTAATGCCGCATTAACTTTGCCTACCCCCGAATACACTATGTCAACACCTGCTTGCGTTAACAGTTGATTTGCTTGACCACTGAGCTCTTGCTCTAGTGCTACTACTACTAAAACTTTCATTTCCACTTTAACTTATTAATGGTGTAAGGATACTTGGCATCTTGATAATACTTCTTCCTTACAGTAAGATGTTTCTTACTAAACTTTGCGTTGGATGTAATATCCCAAATTTGCACACTGTCTTTGTCTTGTGCTTTTCTTATACCGCGTCCAATACTTTGGATAACACGGACAAAACTTTTCCCGGGTTCCACAAGCACCAGATTAAAAATACGAGGGATGTTAATGCCCACAGCAGCAACACCATAGGTAGCCACAATAACCTTCCCATCAGCCGACGCAACGTCGTCATATTCATCCTTTCTGTCTTTTGATTTCATCGAACCACTGATAAACACACTACCGGGGATAGCTTCACAAATCATCTCGCCACTCTTAACCCTATCCACTAGAATAAGTGTATTACCTGACTCGGCAATACGGTTAAACATAGTAACAAGATAATTGATACGCTTCTGGTTAGTTGTTAGATAAGTTAGTTCTTCTTGATATGTCTTGTACTCTACATCATCTGCTAACTGCACAATGTTTACATCGCAGCTAGCTAGAACGCCTGCTTCTTGTAGTTCATTGGCGGTTAGCTTGTTAACTACATTGCCGAGAGTGGCAAAGATGCCGACTTGTTCATATTCTTCTTTAGGGATAGTACCTGTCAGCCCCCAGCGAATAGGTACATTTGCAAATGGGCCGCTTAGTAGCTTTTGCAATACATCTGCCTTGGCTTGATGTACTTCGTCTACAATGACTGCCACCATACCTTGTCCAAACTCTTGTAAGCTAAGGTCGCTATCACCTTCTTTAAAACGCTTTTCCATACTGTTTAGGCTTTGCCAAGTACAAATGGTATGTGTTTTGCCTACTTCCTTTTTGTCTCCGAAATACACACCTACGTCTAGGCCTAAGTTGTGGTAGTCTTCGTATGTTTGACGTACTAGGTCCTTGTTAGGGACAATAACAATACTGCGACCGTAGGGTTCTACTAGCCTGCTAAGTGTAGCAGTCATAATAGTCTTGCCTGCGCCCGTCGATATTTCCTGTACGCACTGCGGATTTGCAATAAATTCATTTACTGCGGTTACCTGATAATCACGCAATAAGATAGGCTCGCCTTCCTTGGGATGACCTTTTGGCCACACTGCACCCTCGTGGAAGGTTTCTGTTACTACAGGGAATTGAAAGTCGTGATGCTGACGTTCATCTTTAACTTCTACAGTGTAGCCTGCATCTATAATGTCCGGTAGTAGCCTATCTAACAAGTTGAGATAAGTCCTGCCTCCTATAGTGCAGTAGCTAACGCACCCGTCCCATCGACCTAACTTATAAGCAGGGGTGTGATATGCGTGTGGTTGGAAAAATTTAAGTTTCTTTTCAAGTGTGCGTCTGACCCCAATGTCGAGATTTTTAAGGTGGACGTTCACTTCGTCTTCAATATGTATCGTACAAGTGTTCATACATATAGTTTACACTAACGCAGAACACAAAGTCAAAAAAATAGCTACCATAGGTAGCTATTTAAGGAGCAAGCAATTTTAGCCGCGTTTCATAACAGTGGTCTCTGCCAAACGCTTCCAGCCATTGGGCTTCATTTTAACAAGGTCGGCTACCTTGAGCACAGTACGCAGACTAACTTCACGCAGGCGGGCGGCATTGTCAATAACAAAGTCCATAACTTCTTTCTTCTGCTCGTCGCTGAACTCGTATTTGTCAAGCATACCGTCCTTGACAATCTGCTTAATACGAATGAACTTGTCGCGGGTAGTGTCCATAGTCAAGTCCAAATAGTGGCAACGGCTTTCCAATGCGCCCAGGTGATCGCGGAGCTTGGCACTGCGGATGTGTTCAAACTTAAGGTTAGTAATGAACACTACGCTACCTTTAAAGTCAAAGCGATCTGGCACACCTTCACGGCGCAGAACAGAGCTGTCGGTGTTCCAGCTGATAGTACGCTTGTCGGAACTATCTAGTGCAGCCTTAAGAATGTTCAACGAAACATCGTCAAGCAAAATGCTGTCGCAGTCGTCAAACACCAGCACACTGTTAGTATCGCTGTACTTATACAGTTGCACGTACAGGCCGATGGCACTCATTGCACCTTTAATAACTTCGTAACGCACCTTGCGCTGGCCGATGCGGTCAAAGAAGCTAGCTTGCTCTAGCACTTTCTCAACGCCGAAGCTCTTACCAACGCCGGGAGGGCCGCTAACAATCATTGCCTTAACAGTGCCTTCACGTGCACCTTCAGTCATTTCTTCCAGAATCTGGAAACGTTCGCGAATACGCTCAATGGCTTCTTCTTCAGTTTCCTCAGGGACACTTGCAACAGGAGTATCCAAATCCACTACAGTACCTTTCTTGTATGCCTCAATGTCACGGTCGGACATATCTTCAATGGTAGAGCCAGTAACTTCGATGTCACTGAACTTTACCTTAATCTTAACTTCGTCAGGGCAACCAGGAAACATACCGTCATTGCGGACCTTAACAAAGCCGCCCTTGGCGCCTTCGGTATAGCCTTGCACAAGACGCAGAGTCTTGTTAGCAACTTTGAAATTACGGTACTCACCTTGACGAATAGTAACTTGAGCCATTTAGTTTCCTTTGTTGTTTAACGCAATACAAGTATTATAGTGCCAAACGAATTTCTCGTCAAATCACTTGCACTCTTGCTCGAGTGCTTCGAGCAAAAAATGTGTATACTTTTGTATAAAGATGGCAAACCACATACTATTGAGTACGTCCTCGGGGCAACCGGCACGTTCGCAAAGTTGTTTCAGTTCTTCGTTCAATTTTGTATCCTGTTTTGTTAACCTATGCCATAATTATAGCAGGTTCGGATTTATTGGTCAAATTTTGGTTAGTCTTCGATAGCACGGCGCAGGATAAGCTCTTGCCTGCTAAACGCTTCGATTTCCCAAGGGCGGTCCAAATAATTAGTACTTTTTTTGTACTGTTTTCCTGCCCAAATGTTAGTACCGCGTGGGCCGTACTTGAGCTGGCCTTTTGCTAGTTGCTTAACGTGCACTAGCTCGTGGGCTAGCGTCATACCGATTTCTTTTAACTTGCGGTGTGGCTTAATTACAACAAGATAAGCGCCAGTGGCGGCTGTCAAATCTAATGTAACTCCCTGGTTGTCTTCGCACTCGTCGTAGATGCGAATTAGTAATGCTTTGGTACTATTTTCTAATTTAAGCTGTTTAAGCATCGACGGTAGCAGTGCTTCAACGAACTTTTTATTCCTGCGACTGCCTTCTACTTTGATTTCCATCGTGCTCTCCTAAGTAACCCATAGTATAACACTTTTGGATTTATCAGTCAAATAAAAAGCCCCTTGCGGGGCTGTGTTAGTCTAAGCGAGCGTCATCTAGTCCGGCTACCCTTAGCTTAACAATGTTACTAACGTTCCAGTTAAGGCTGTCGAACCCTTTCATTACACCTAGCCAGTAGTTACGCAATAGTGCTAACTCGTTGATTAGCTTTTGCAAGTTAACTACATCTAAGTCTCCGTCTACATACTTTTCAGCATCTCGGCTACTTAGTGCACGATTGTAATTCTCAATGAACTTCTTAAACTTCTCGCTACGCAACTTGCGGAGGTCAATGTTAAGATGCTCTAAGATGGCTTCAATTGTTTGAAGTTGCCCGAACCTATTTTCAAATATGCCGGGCAAAGTCTTTGCAACTGTTTCCAGGTTACCTTTTACTTTTAGCTCACGCCTAGCTGCATCGAGTTCATTTTCATAAAACGCAATACAGTTAGGCAGTTGACTAATGTCATTAGTAACGGCGTGGAACCAATTAATCATAGTCTGGCTCGTCTCCGTAACCTAGATCATCATAGCCGCCATCATCGTCATCGAGGAATTCTTCTTCACCATCCTCGGGATACATTTCCTTAAAGGCTGCATCTAGGTGTCGATCCTCGCCTTTAATTTCTTGCATCACAAATTCAATGTCGATAAATTCCTCTGCTTGACGAACATATGCCATTGCAGCTTCGCCGATTTCTTTCTTAGAGATATAAGGTTTTAGGCTTAGCCATAAGTTTAGAAATAGATCGCTGTCTTGATTCATATTATTCCTCTGTAGTAATTTCGCCTGTTTCTTCGTCTACTGTAACAGAACTAATGTTAGTTGATAATGTATCTCTGTACATTACTTCATCCATTAATTTATCTAAGCAGCCTTCTTCGTTGCGCTCCCACTCCTTACGGAATAGCTTAATTTCTTCGCCGGACTTTAGTGTCACCTTTAGACGGTTGCCGTCTTTTTGTAGCAAGCCACGACCCTCACACAAGTCGACTAGACCACTGTGTGGGCTCATACCTTTGTCATAAGGAATTTTAACTTGTACAGATTCAAAAGGTTTAGCGTAACGTGTCTTCATAATCTTGCAAGCGGCGCGGATACCGTTTACTTCAGAAGTCTTGTTACCATCTTCGTCTTCTTTTAGCTTTAGCTTACGCATAGCAACAACGATAGAGCTGGCATAGATAAAGCCTTGACCGCCACTGATCTTGTCATCTGGATCAAACATATCCTGACTTGCGTAGGTGTGGTTAGTTGCAACTAGACCGATGTTTAGGTTACCAAACATATTAACACAGTTACGAACTAGTGCTGTAAGTGCTTTAGGCTTACGGCCCATATCGCCTTTTAAGTCGCCGCCGTCGAACTGATTTACGTCAGTTGGAGTTAATAGCATACCTAGACTGTCTAGTACGAAAAGTACTTTAGGTCGCTCGTCTTCTGGCATTTCGCGATAGTCCTTAACGAAAGTACTAATCATCTTAGCAACATCGTCAATCATAGCCATATTCAGCTTGAGCAGTTTCTTCTCGTCGGTGTCGACACCTAGAGCGTGTAGCCAGGCTTCGTCTAGTGCGTTTTCTGTATCAATTAGCACTACATAAATGCCTTGTTCCTGTGCGTGGCGTACAAGGTTGCCTGAGCAAATGTAGCTCTTGCCTGCACCGGACTCACCTGCAAACACAGTAACTTTACCCATCGGAATACCTTTGTTAAAGTCTCCGCTAACTAGGTAGTTAAGTGCGTGATTGCCGGTACTGACCCAATCAGTCGGGTCATTAAAGCCTACGCTAAGACCATCAATGCTCTTAGTTAGACTCTTTCTAAATTTTGTAACGTCAAACGGTTTTGTCATTTTCTTCTTCCTTCTGTTCTATGTTATACGACATCATCATACGAGTCAACGGTTCCATTTGCTTTTGGAATACTTCAGGAACTTGTTCCGCAACTCGGGCCATATCCCAATCACTAGGATAATGTCGTAAAATACTCCAGGCCTGCTGCCGTACAGCTTTAGGGATTCTGGGATATTTTTTAGTATCGTTTGCTAGCTCACCTAAAAATTTACTAGCCCACAATACTGCACGGTATCGTTCGTCGGGTAATGTCATATCTTCTCTACTTCGTGAGAGTAAGCGTTTTTTGTGCATAAACTAAACAAGGGGTTTCCCCCTTGTTTTATTAGGCTGCACTCTTACGGTTACGAATCATTGATAGTAAGTCATCAACGCTTGGCTTACCGGCTGCTGCTGGAGCAGGAGCAGATGCTGCTGATGTATCGAATGGAGGATCATCGTCCTCAGTTGCTTGAGGTGCTGCCACCGGAGCAGGTGCTGCCTTAGGTGCAGGAGCAGGTGCTGCGCTTGTAGTTGAACCTGTCGCAACTTCATCGCGATAGCCAGCTGGCTTATAGAACTGTGCCCAACGTGCTGGGTCATATAGTTCGCCATCTACACTTGCTTCGAACATTTCAACGATAGCGTTTAGTTCTTCAGCATTTGGCTTCTTAGGCATAAAGTCGTTTAGGTTGTACAAGTTATATTGTGCAATAGCACCTAGTTCTTGCTCGTTCAAGCTACGTTCTTTACGTGCCCAAGTAGATGTAGAGTAGTCAGCATAACCGCCCTTAGAAGTCTTGACTAGACGGAAGTCAGTACCTTGGACATAGTCGGTTGGTAGTTCTTCCATCTCAGGGTTCATAAGTGCGCTCTTGATGATACCGAAGATGCTTGGGTTGATGATGAAACGACGGATTGGATTTTCCGGTTGGTCGTCTGCTAGTGGATTTGTTGGTACAAAACCTTGGAAGATGTAGCTACGCTTCTTCCAGTACTTACGACCCATTTCTTCCATACGTGGGTCTTTGAACCAAGGACGGATTGCAGCGTGGACTGGGCAAGTCTCATTCCACATTTCCATACAAGGAACTTTTACTGTAACTGGTTTATTAGTGTCGCCACCTTTAACACCGCTAAACGGGATGTTAATGATTTGACGTTCGCGCCAGAAGAATGTGTTTGATTCGTCTGCGTCTGGGAGGAATCGAAGAACTGCTGTTGAGCCTTCGGGAATATTCCAAAATGCGTAAATTGAATTGTCGCCGCCGCCTGTGTTGCCTTGGGACTTTGTACGCTCTTCTTGTTGTGCTAGTTTCGCACGGATTTCTGCTAGTGATGCCATAATGTTTCTCCTATATTAGCCTAGTTAAGTTAGTATTAGCCTAGATAGTACCTACACCGTGTAAGTACTAACGATTTTACTGGTATTACCTGACCAGTGTCAACAGCTTTATCTTATTTTGATAAAATTGTTGACGCAGTGTATTTTGAAATAGCTTCTTGTACGCTGCTCAGGACAATGTCATCAACTCCATTGTTGATAACGTGTTCTTTATTTATTACAACTGACTTACGAATCAAATTTCGTAGCAGTTCGGATACTTGGTTGCTTGTGTTATGATCCAATGAATCATACACATCAATGATTGATTGTAGCTTACTTGCTACGTTACTGTCAACTGCGTGGCTAGCCAAAAATTTAGCAACGTGTTTGTTACGTGCATTAGTGTCGCTACCAAAATTTAAGTTACTAGGATGGTTGACATCATCTTCGTCTGCGTTCTTGAGTTCGAGTTCTCTAATAGTGTCTAGCTGTCCGATTACGTCTGCAATTTCGTTCATCGTGCTTTCTTGCAGTGTAGCCTGGTCTAACAGTGCTAGTACGTATGGCATTGCAGACTCTACCGCAGTATTAACAGACTTCTTAGTAAAGTTGTTCTTCATTTCAGAAATTCTGTTGTTGTCATCGATTGTTGACAGTAATGTCATTTCTGCCAGACCGCGACCTGTCTTAAATGCCTTACCGATCTCTGCTGCTTTTTGTTCTGCTAACTCGACTAACTTAGCAGTATCCTCATTTACAAAATTACTGCGCTTGCTGTGTGATACAAAACGCTTTAGTGAAATGTATTGCTCTGCTAGTTGAATTAATTTTTGACCTTGTTCGTCGTAAGGGTTGCCGCCTTCGCTAACGTGGTGAGCTAGTGCACGTGCACCTGCTAGATATTTAAACGGGTATGAGAAACGTTCGCCGACACGGTTCTCAATAAAGATTGCTTGTATGCTACGACTACGAGCACCTTTTACTTCTTCATTAACTGCTTTAGTGTGACGAATGATTAAACGAGCATTTTCTAATTTTTGATAGCTAGACTTTGTAGTACCTGTCATATTAACAGATTCGCTAACAGACTCTTTAGTAATTTGGAAAGCAAAGTCTTTTGGTTCTAATTTTTTACCGTAGTTTTTAACAGTAAATGTTAGCATATAGTGACGTGCAGTAGTTTTAACTGCGTTAACTAAATCCTTAACATCATCGTACTGTTGGTTGTTGCCTACGTATAGTGAGATGTTATTTGCACTGCGGTCGTAGTGAATCATACTGTGTTTATCTTTAAGATAAAAACGAGTAGCTTCGTTTGGATCCAAAGTCTTTTTGGCTTCGTCGTCACCCATAATGATAGCGTTGCCGCTACCCACTAGGATATCAAATAATCTATTAGAAACGTTCTGTTTGTTTATGCTCATAATGTATTATTTAGTCAATTTGCATATCTCAATTCTTTAAGAATAGACAAGCAATCGTCAAAACTCAGTGCCTTATCAAACGACATACTAAGCAATATTCTTGTTTCTGTTTTACTCTTATTAAGGACCCGGTGATATTCCGATGTATTGAACAATACTGCATTGTTGTCCATAGAAAATGACACTATAGCCTTCGGCGGCGATTTATATATTCCTGTAGTATAAAATGTATCAATGTTATAATGGAATTCGAAGTCGGGCTTGGTGTAGAATTCCGTTACCGAATCCGTATTAATTATAGGAAAATTCAAGCATATATGACGTTCTTGTTCTTTATTAGGAATATGATCTATATGAATGTTAGTACTGGATTCTGGTGTTAGGTACATTACCAATCCGGAACCTACCAAATACTTAGATAAATCAGGGAAGTACATTTCCGCAATGTCATTAAGATGCTTAACCTTATGGCCATTGCACCTTATAGCCTTATCTCTTTCACCTAACTCCGAAAATTTGTCAAAGTATGCTGTTTGTACTCCTTTAATCACGCTTTCTTTAAAATTTAAAGAATACACATACGGCTTACATTTTATTCCATCCATTTAAAATACTCCATTGCATCATAGTATGACATCCCGTCTTTAATGGATAAACTAAGAACCACACGTTTAGTTTTGCCTAAGTTAGTAATAGAATGCCATTGCTTAGTGTTAAGCAATACGGGGTCATTTATCATATAACATTCTGCTACCTTAACAAGCAAATTACTATCATTTGCAAAAATTGTTTTAGTTTTTTCATCGTAGTGTGTGCTGCCACTATTTGTGTAGAACACCGTAGGGGAATCAACAGTACATCCTTCTATAGGAAAATTTAATGCCGACTTACGTACTGATTCGTCGAAGCCTGCATCTGTATGCGGCAATGTTCTGCCGCCGGGGTTTAAATCGGAAATTAAACAGCCACCGCTGAGTATTGGTAATTTTTGCTTTATGGACTTGTATGCATCTACGTTTAGTTTGTCTACATCAAAATAAGTTACCACATCGCCGTTGGCATTCTTATTTTTAGATACTAACGACATCATATTATGCACCGGCTTTATATACGTATGGTAATACTGAACAATTTCTTGCTGCAAGCCAGCAGGCAATACAGGAGCATAAAAATAGTCATCAGTATTAACCATTTTCACAACCCTATAGGCATAGGCATCATAATCTCTGCCTTTTCTACTTCATCTTGTAAACGCTCAAACAAATTCTGATCCCAATTCATTAGCAACTGTATCATACGGACTGATAGTATAGATGCCATCACTAAGTCGTCTGTTTCGCCTTGTTTAGCTGCAAAGCTCTGGCCACTGGCAATAAAGTTCTTCATTTCTCTAATTAAGTTCTTAGAGCTAACTTTCATCTTGTCGTTTTCGATCCAGTACTTGAACTTCGCGCACGCCGCGATTTTTGTTTTGAACGACGTTGTGAAACCGCGCCTTTGTTTGCCCGGCTCCGTGAGGAACGTTGCTGGGATGTTTTCTTCACCCATCTCCCTAATAGCCATAAGAGCAGCTTCGCCAATAGTATTATTTTCAACACTCCAGTAGATCTCCCCTTTTTGTTTTTGATTTTTTATTTCGTGATCTATGTAAGAAATAATGTCCCTAATAATTTTTAGTTGTCCTTTAATGTCAGTTTTATTGTGCTGCCATTCTGCAACTTGTACCATTTCAGGAAGCTGGAATACTTGCACTGCCGAGTAATCGCCACCTGTTCCTAAGCTAGGGTCCCAAGACAATACAAATGTTTTGTTACCCTCAATGTGTCTGTAGTAGCGCACTTGTCCTGCTTTTAGGATAGGATCTACTCCAGACAACTCTGCTAGCTTTAGGCTGTTAATTAGTGTTTCGTCGAATACGATGAATTCACATAAGTGCTCTCGACGGAAACGTTCTTCGCCAATCTTATTACGTTCTGCGTCTGCCCAAACCTGATCACGCTCTGGATGGCGGCTCCAATCGAACATAATGCTCTTAAAGCCGTTAACACCTACGCCAGTGTCGTTACCATATTCGTCTATTGTCTTGTTAGCTAGTTTCCAAATCTGTGCAAACTGGTCATCGTCGCTGTTAGGGGTGCTTGTAATAATACACTTACCACCAGTGCTTAGTGTAGGGCTCAGTGACGTCCAGAATTCTGTAGCAATGCGCGGCTTAACGAACGCAAACTCGTCTAGGTATACTAGTGTTAATGACATACCACGACCGGTATTTTCTGTAGTAGTTGCACTAACAATACGACTACCGTTGTCAAACTCTAAGCTACCTTTGTTATAACTAGTTGCACCTGCACGTAAGTAGTTAGGCAAGTTTTCGTACATATAACGAATACGTTGCATAATTTCTTGTGCACCTGTGTGCTTATGCGCTGCAATTAAAATTGTACTGTCGGGCACAAACATTGCATACCATAGCAAGTAGCCTGCTGCACAAGTAGACTTACCCATCTGACGCCCTAGCATATTAATGCTGTAGCGGTTATTGTGATAGCAATCCAACAAGTCGACCTGATAGTCGAATAAGTCAAACTTAACACGACCTTTAGTAGGGTGTTGGATATACATATGCGTCTTGATAAAGTATATTGGATCTGCTGCGCTCTTAGTGATTTCTTCAATCATCTCCGGCGTATAAGTTTCCGACGTATAAGGACGCTTTACTAATTCAAATTCTGATGCCATATATTGTATTTACAAAGACAACAAAAGGGGTCAAAACCCCTTTTTGCTGTTTGCAACATTGTGTTTACTCTGCTGCTTTAAATTTTGCGTATGATTCGCTGATGCTTTCATATGTTAGTGGATTGTCGCCGCTAGCTGCTGTACCGCGATAGCCGTGTTTGCTCTTACCTTGACCTGGCGCACCGAAGTCTGTAATGTCGCCGTGTACACGTGGGCTGCGTTCCTTAGTAGAGTCGGGAGTATTTTCAAACTCTTCTTCTACTTCCATTTGGCATTCGCCTTCTACTTGATGCGGCTCGTCGATGGCAACTACTTCGTGGCTAACAACTTGCTGGCCGCTTAACTGCATAATCTTCAATACATCTTCGGGGTCTGTAGTCTGCATTGTGATTACTTTAGTAGGTGTCTGAATTGTTAATTGAAAAACTTGTTCCATTTTATTTTCCCTTTCCTATCTTCATTGGATCAGGGATAGTGTTGCGACCGCTGATCGGACTTGTCTTGCCGTCTTCTGTTGGCATAGGACTTGGTTTGATTTCTGTCTTTTTAGCAAAAGTCATTTTACGAGTTTGCTTACGGATTTCTTTAATGAAATCTGCTGTAGGCTTGTTGCCGTATACTGTTTGCTTTTCTTGTTTAACTTCGCTGTACTTAGGATCTTCTAAGCGAGCTTTATACTCTTGCTTATCGTCCTCTGCTGCTTCCATAGCTTCTTGTTCTACTTCGCTAGGTTCGCCGGCTACACGTACACGAATTTGTGATTCGGAAATTCCTAAAATCTTGCATAGCTCTGATTGCAGTGCAAAGCTACTTACTGGTAGCGCACAGCAAGCATCAATGATATAGATCTCGTAACCTTTAAGGTCAGGAAAGTCAATTGGTGTGCTTTGCAGCATTGTCTTTTGCGGTGCACTTACTTTTTGTGCATCGTACTTAGTCAAGTGACGTTCTAGTTTGTCTAGTTGTTCCTTCTCAGGTTCAAACGCAAACTTAATGCGGACGTCGACTTCTTTTTTGTTCTGTTCGATATATTCTAGTAGGGTCTTTGTCATATCAGGATCCTTTTATAAGTTTATTTATCCTTATTGGACACTTGCTTGATGATTTCCTTGAGCAAGCTGTTCCTGTCAGTTACTATTACACCCTCAGTTTCTACAACTTCGCCGTTACCCAGACGTGCATCTCCAGTTTCTGCAGGCTTTTCTAGCTGCTTAACTTTTAAGTCCAGGTTTGCTTTTTTAAGTTGCAAGTCAATCATTTTTAGCTTTTTATCCAATTTAGCTGTTTTAGCTGTAATTGCTGCACTCATCATCTTGCTAGCAACGTCAAATATAGCTCCGGCATTTCTGTCGTCTACATTCATACCTAAGTCTACTAGCCTGTCATATGTGTCCATTGCTTTACGTGCATACTCGTCAAAGTCTGCATCGTCTGCTTCCATTCCGCGAACTTGCGGAAGTGCTCGATCAATTTTATCAGCAGTCTGTAGCACTTGCTCTGCTTGTTCGTCATCTAGCTCAACTGGCAGGGGAGCAGGGTTAATATCCTCGTGCTCTACAGAATCCAAATTGAATAGCTCTTCTAACTTTTTTGTCATTTTCGTTTGCCCATCCTGTTGTAGATATCTTCCTCGGTTACTACTCTAAAAATAGCACCGTGTTTTTTACACCAGGCTTTAGCGGCTTCCCATTTAGCCATATTTAATACCACAGCCGCCTTTTGTTGTTGACTCTTAGCTTCTTCTAATCTAGCCTGATTGCGGGGCTTGATTTCGATAATTTCTGTTATCTTTTTACCATTCTTGTCTTGATACATAATCAAGAAGTCTGGCACATAAAATGTATCTCTACCGGTAAAAGGATTGCGATATGGTATACGCAAACATTCACTACCCCAGTTAATTATACCAGGGTGATTGTCGCAGAAGCGCATAAACGTCATTTCCCACGAGCTTCTGTAATTAGGTGCGTGATGACCTACATATTTCTCAGGGTTCTGTACTACATAGGTGCCTTGGCTGTACTTGGCCATTAGTTAATTTCCCTAGAAACTAGATTAGGAGTTTGTTTGATTGTTTCGACACCTAGCTTAGATCCGTCAGGGCGCATAACATTTAATTGTTCCAGCACTTCTTTGCTTAGGTTAATACCAGAACGAGTGATATTAGATAGTATAGACTTGTAGCTTTTACCTGTACTAGCAGCTAACACTAAAATGTTAAATCCTAGAGTTTCTGCCACTTCTCTGTTAAGGCCTTTGCCTAGCAATTCGCCCACTATAATGTCGTAGTGTTGCTTGTTAATAGGTTGCGTCATAACCAACCTCCGCCTAAACGTTTAATATCAAAGCCTTTAATGTATTTGTCTAGAGCACTCTTAGCAGCAGGGAATTGGTTAACCATTCCTGATATTGCCTTAACTTTGTAACCTGTTTGTGCTATCTTGCCTAAAGGACCCTTAGAATATTTCTGCATACCAGGTAATTGTGTAATTGCGCCTGCAACTGCAAATACACTAGAAGCTGCACCCACTGCCTTGCCTATTGCAGCACCAGCAGGGCTTTTAGGATTAATAATACCACCTAATGTACTACCGTTAATTGCTGTACCAGCTGGAATAGAACCGCCCGGCTTTTGGAAAACTTCTGCCAACACTGCATTAGGGTTTTGTGCTGATCGAATTGCGTTGTTTACAGAGTTTGTATTAGGGCCGCTAACTACATCGCCACCAGCATCAAATCCTTCGCCCGGGTTAGGTCCAGCAGAATAGGGTGCAGGATTATACAGTGCTGCAACCGCAGCTTCGGAGTAGTCTGGATGAACTTGGCTATCTAAGAACTCGATACCTTCAGGTTGAACAATAATAGTCCATTTAACTATGCCCGATTGTTGTGTGTAATCTAAAGTGTCACGGGATACGCTAGATATCTTAGGGTTTAATAACCTAACTGGAGTTACGTTTCCGCCGTATTCCTGATTGATTTGAATGTAGCTTATAACATTATCCTCGCCGGATATTGCATCAACTGCTGCAATACCGTAGTTATTTTTTATTTCAGGAATCAATAGATCTCTATCTTTTATTGCACTGACACCGTCTGCGTTAAAGTTATCGCTGACTAGGTTCATATAGGACGTTATAAAATTTCTAAAGAATCCGTCTACTGTGTCAAAGAAAGTTAATGTTACTTGCTTGTATGTTATTGTAGTATTAACTACACGTTTTCTATTGTATTGATTAATTAGAACTTGTTCAACATCCCAGCCAGGTAAATCCACTGACTGGGCTGTATATACAAGATTTTCTGCTAAGTCTTGCTGACTGATATTAAGTTGCTCAACTGCGGTAGGAGTTAGATTAAAACTAACCGTCCATTGGAACTTAGTAAAGGGAACCTTTGTAAAATAAGTTCCCTTTACATAATAGTTACTAGCGTGGTTGTTAAACCCTATAATGCCAGCCACAAGCTACCCCTTAATTAGTTAGGGTTAGTTGCAGTATCACCAGCTGATAGTGCACGTAGAGCAGGACCGCCGCCTAGGTCACCTAGTAAGCCTGGTAAGCTAGATTCTGGCATATCACCGATATGGTAGTCTGCGTTATCATATGCAATAGTCATACTAATTGTAACTGCGTCGCTTGTACCGTAGTTCATTTCGTTGTAGTTAACGCTAGTTAACCAGCAACCTGCTAAACTCCAAGTGTCTAGGACTTGAACAGTGTCATTGCCGCCGTCTAGAGTTTGAATAACCATACCGAACTTGTAGTTAGTACCTGCTGTTGCACTGCTTTGACCAGCGTGGTCCATTTGACGGCCCATCTGTGCAGAAATAACACGAGCAACAGTGTTGCTAATGTCATCACGTACAACTAAGTTGATATCTTGCCAAGTACTCTTACCTGCTAGTTTGATTTTACTGTTATAAACGTCGATAGTTGTAGTTTCTGTTTGTAGACTTGGACGGCCAACACTTACAACTTGACTTGTTAGTGTACCTAGTGCTGGGATAACTTCGCCAGCGAAGCCTAAAAACTTAACTCGGAATCTGTAGCCTAATTTAGGCATTAGAACAGGCATCTCGCCGCCTGGTACCCCGAATTTAGATAATTGTGCCATATTGTTCTTCTCCTAATGGAATTGTATCAACTATTTAGCCAATTGCCGGCGAAATAATTAAGTACATATAGAAAAAGCTCGGATCTCTCCGAGCTTTTTGTGTTTTACAAGCTAAGTTTGAATTAACTTAGTGCGCCTGTGTTAACAATACGGATTGGAATGTAGATGAATTCAGCCGCTTTAACTGGCTCAATCGCTACGTCGATCCATAGTTCGTTAGCATCAATACGTGCAGGTGTGTTGTTTGTTTCATCGCAAACTACAACGAAGTCATATACACCGCGCTTCTGCATAATGTCGCCTAAGAAGCGATCGAATAGTGCCTTAACGTTGCTACGTGTGTTTAGATCGTTTGGTTCAAAGATGAACGGACGAGCTAACGGATCAAATTGTTCACGTAAGTAAGCAATTAAACGAGCTACGTTTACACGGTCTAGTGCACTAGCGATTGGGCTTAGTGTCTTCTGACCCCATACAACTAGGCCCTGGCCTGGGAAGTTAACTAGTGGGTTAACCTTGTTAGCGTATAGTGTGTCACGTTGACCTGCATTTAGTGCTAGAGGTTGGAATTCACCTTCTGCTGTTACATAACCAAAGTTAGTTGCGTTAGTTACAACACCGCGAGTTAAACCAGCCGGAGCAAACCAAGGATAGCTTACGTTGTCGTTATATGCGTATGTACGTAGAACTACGTGACTTGCAGGAGCAACTACATCTGTACCATCTAGGTTAGTAGTTAGTACGCTTGGGTAGTATACTGCTGCTTCGCTTGACTTAGTTACTAAACCATCTTCGCCGTTTGAACCTGCGTTAACGCCAGTTACCCAGTCAATTAAACCTTGTGCATCTGGTGCGAGGCGTACTGGTGTATCCACAATAACGAACGCTGTTTCTTTACGGTCAACGTTTAGAGTTAGCATTTCGTCTGCTAGTTCTGGATAACCAGGAGCAGCGATTAAGCTGAACTTGATTGTTTCTTCGCGTAGACGATCGCTAGCTGCTACTGCTGCTTGCATAGCTGTAACAATAACTTGACGTACTGCTTTACGGCCTGCGTACATTGCGCCTGCTTTAGGGCCGCTAGTGTAGTTGCCGCTGATTGTGTGCCATAGGCCGTCTGCTGCGCTGTACTGCTTAACGTTGTATGTGCTTACCATACTGTTCCATAGTAGCATACCATCTGGGTGTACTAAAGGATCAGGAGTATCAATTTCGTCCCAAGGTGTAGCACCGCCCGCATTGCTTGAATCGCCTGCTGTTGCTGTTAGGTCAGCAAATACCACACCGTTTGGAGTTGTTTGGTCTGCTGTGTTGCGTAGGACCCACTCGCTACCGCTGTAACGCTTGATAACTGGATAGTTATCTAGGTCGTTTGTATCAACCCAAATATCGCCAACTGTTGCAGTGTCAGGTTGTTCGGTGTCGATTGTAACTTGGCCAGTAACTGGCATCCACTTGCCGTTGTTCTTGTAATAAATGTCTGCTACTAGTTCAGTGTTGTACCATAGTGCGCCATCTGGAGTTGCGCCAACTGGTGCTACTGCTGCTGCATCATAGCTTAATACGCTCCACATAGAACCGTCGAAACGACGTAGAACGAAGTTAGCTGTGTTAGCTGTAAACTTAGCATATACATCACCTGCGCTTAGTGTTGCGCCAAATGCGCCTTCTGCTGCTGCGTCGCTGTCAAATGCAGCTACGTTTAATTGTACCCACTGGCCTGCACTTGCACTGTACTTCTTAACAACTGGGGCAAAGCCGCTGTTAGGAGTTGTTGTCTTAAACCATACATCGCCTGCGTTTGCTGGGCTTGGATAGTTATAGTGAGGTTGTGCAAATACTGTCTTGCTTAGGCTTGCGCTTGTAACTGGAACCCAGTTACCTACTACTTTCTTGAAGTATGTATTGTTTGTTGTTAGTGTAACAACTGCATAGTCACCGTTTGAACCGATTGAACTTAGTGGGATGTTCATTGCATCTACTTGAGCAGAATCGCTAACTACTGTAACTGCTTTCTGTACCCAAGTTGTGCCGTCTGCTTCAAATAGACCGAATACTGTGCTAGCTGTATCTAACCAGTGTTGACCATTTGCTGGAGCGCCTGCTGGAGCTGTTGCACGTGCTTCTAGTGCTGCTAAGTCGATATCTGCACGAATTACGTATGCACGATTTGCTAGGCCTAAGAAGCTGTGTGCTGCTAATAGACCATATTCGTTTAATTCGTCACCGTGTTGTGGTGTACCGTTTAATGTTTTGAAAACCGGAGCGCCGAATAGCTGTGCTAGCTCACGCTGACTTGTTAATAAAACTGGCTTGCCCGCTGTTGCCTTTGTTGTATAGCCTGCAATGCTTGTGCCGCCAGGAACTGTTTTGTCCTGTGCTGTTGCAAGAATAACTAAAGGTACAGTACCGTTGCCGCCTGATGCGTATGCGCTTTCGTCAACTACGCTGACTGCTACGCCTGGACTTACTAATGTTGGCATTGTTTTTTCCTTATTCTGAACCGACTGTCTCTATTCGGTGTTGAAAATATTTATCGGTAGATAAGGAAAACCGGGCTGATTAGCCCGGTGCTATTTAGCAAAAACTTTAAAAAAGTTAAAACGCCTGCATCTTACACTGTTTCGGCTGTAACTAGCATCTCAATGTTTTCGTATAAGTCCTCAATTGAACTGTCGTTGTCTAAAACACAATCAAACTTTGAACCTACCCAGCTATATTCACTTGCGTGAACTTCAGGAAAAGCAGTTGCCATATGATTAAAGCCCGTTATATTAGACTCTGCTGCTACATCAAACCACTCGGGATCAGGACCTCGTTTAATGCGAATTACTTTGCCGCCTTGGTTACGAATAGCTTTGATTTCGTTAGGGAATCGAACATCACTAATAACAATGTTATCTTGTGTTTTGCGGATCTTGTTTTCTAGACTAGCAATCCAGATATCATCGTGGAAGTTCATTCTGCATACTTCAGTGCCCCATTGCTGTAAGACCCAGCGTGGAGTAATATCCATACCTAGTCGCTCACTCCACCAATCATCACGTTCTTCTCGCCAAGCCCTAGCTTGCTTGGTTTTGCCTTCTAGTAGCACACGGTCCCAGCCGAATACGGCTGCTACTGCGTCCTTAAGAGTTCCTGCAAAGCTATCTCGTCTAAAGCCGTGAAAGTTAACCAAATAATCTGCGGCTGTATCTTTGCCGCTACCTATCAACCCTACAAAACCAATTACTTGTGGCATTTTATTTCCTTATGAGTTTAATAATCCAGTACCCTGTGTCTAGTTGGTACCAGGCTTTTGAAAAATTAACACTGTATGACTCGTGGTGATTTTTATGTAAGCAGCTACCGCCAAATACAGGACTCAGCAATGCAGAGTTATAAACCTTTCCTGTAGGTGAATGGAACAAACAATTCAAGCTAGTTTCCATTAAAAATACAGTGAACATAGCTAGTGCAATACTTGCACACACTATAGGGCTCAAAAAATAAGCAATTACTAGAGTTACATACGGTAGTATAAAAGATAATTTTTCTAGTGTCAACGTAACATTGTCCTTATACAAGTCTTTAACGCTGGCTAACATTTTAGGCGTAACATCAAATGTATAGACCCAAGAATATGCAGAATGGATGAATCCGTGCTTGGGACTGTGCGGATCTAAATCAGTATCACTGTGCTTGTGATGCTGCCTATGCACTAGGCTCCAGCTAATAGGGCCGCCGATTATTGCTAATGTGCCCAAATATCCCATAATAATTTTCAACGGCACACTTGTCTTGAAGCCATTATGGGAAAAGTATCTGTGGAAGCCTACACTAATTCCTACAGTCTGGATTAAAAATACGCTAACTAAGAAAGTAGCCAAGTCGATGCCAAGCATATATGCACTTACTATAGCAAATATGCTAATAGGTGCGTGAACTGCTAGTGCATAGACTGCTGATATTCTCACGAGAACTGTTCCTCTAACCAAGGCTTGCAAGCTGTCCAACTACGGTACACGTGAGCTCGACCTTTTGCATTAATCCATTCTTCGCAGTTGACTGTCCTGTCGTCGATTAGAATGTCGCCGGGGCGGCAGTGCATCCACTTTTGGTTACTGAACGGTCCGATGAATACAGGAATATCAGGGAAGTGTTGCTGTCCCCAGAGTACTTTATCTTGTACTGCCCAGGGCATATCATTTTTGTGCGGGATAGCAGTCAAGAAGTAAAGCCCGTCTATCTTCTCATCACGGAGCAAGGCACGACAATAGTTAACTAACTCTAGTGCACCTTCTTTTAACGGAAGTTTGCTGTACATCCTAGGGTCGTCTTTAAGTCTACGCCAGGTAGTGTCCGGCAAGATCTCGCCCTCTTTCCAGTTTGGTTCTCTAAGGTATGCTCTGGCATATCCCATCCAATCTGCAATTACGTCGTCAATGTCTAAGTATATTTTCATAAAAAAAGCCCTATGCACTAATTTAGCATAGGGCCCAGTTAAAAGTCAATCGGAATTAACCTATAACAAAGGTATAGCCTGTACCACCTTCGATATAGTTCTTTAATTCTTCTTCTAGCTTTTCAATGTCTGCGTTTGCTTCTTGTATCAAGTTAGCACCGTTTAGCTGTGCACCGCCGCTAGGGCCTGCAATTTGGCTAAACTTGCTACGTGCTTGTCCAAGAATTAATTTAGCTTGCGCTAGTGCATATGCCCTAATCCAAGGACCTGCATAAGTGTCCTCGATAAGGCTGTTGTCAGGACGGATCATATAAACGTGCATAATAACACTGTCCTCTGCACGAACGTTCCTGTGTATAGTTAGCTTGCGGCTTTGTGGTAGCCAAGTAAATTGTACGTGTGCGCCAAACATTTTACCTAGTGTTTCGCGGTAACTACTGTACAATTCAAATGTTAGTAAGCCGCCCATTTTGTGGCTTTGTAGCAAGTAGGTGTTTAAGAAGCCTGCTTCGAACGGTTCAATGTCTTGGCCAGCACTAGCAATACCGCCCGCTACACGACGATACAATACTCTAACTTCTTGTATCTCTTTTGGTAGTTGGTATTCGCTTTGTCCTTCTATTAGATTTAGAACAACGAACGCCTCTTCCACACTTCTAGAACTACGCTGTCTAATCTTGCCTAACGCAATATCAATAGCCTGGTTATAATCTTCGGGGTCTAACTCAACGTCGACCATACTTGCGCCTAGTGAGCGCTCGATGCTTTTAATTAAATCGTCTCTAGCTGCCATAACAGTTTCCTAATAACTGTATTTATAGCAACTAGAGACCTAGTCTGCTTACTTGACTACTTTAACAATTAGAGTGTCTTCGTTCAAGCGGCCTGTTAGCTTGACTTCTACTGCATTGATCCCGTCCATAAACTTACGGATTTGGATCTTGCCCGCAGTTAGCAGAGCTTTTAGCTGTTCTGCTGGCTTACGCAGAGTCTTAGCAACACTCTTAGCTTCGTCAAATCCAGTCAGGCTAGTACCTTTAACACCAATCGGACCCAAGGTAGCATCTGCAATATACTTGCCTAGCTTGCGTGTTTTAGTGTTGAACACCCACACTTCTGTTGCTCCGATCATTTGTGCAGGGTTAACGCTAGTAACCTGCAGGCCTGTATCCGCCTTCATATACTTGACCTTGGACACAATCTTCTCGACACTCTTAGCCTTAGCTTTGCGTGGCTTCTTAACTGCCTTCTTAGTAGTAACATAGCTTTGGCAATCTGCAACTACGGACTCAAAGAACTTGATTACAGCCTTGAGCTTAACTTTACTAAAGTTAGAGTACGCTTCCTTGAGTTCTTTGTCATCGGTGTTTTGCACTTCAGTGAACTCGGCAATACGCTTGTTAGCAAAGTCAACAATCTTGCCCACTTGTGCCTGCGGCGTGTTGCGTTCTTTGAGCAGTGCAAAGGCATTGGCTTTAACGTTAGTGTCTGCTACAAAATCGTCAAAGCGGCCTTCTAGTTCGCCTAGCGTTTCAGCAGTCTTCTCACGCAAGAAATCCTGGATCGTAGGCTTTTGCACTACTTGTTCCGGAGTCTTAATCTTAGGCTCAGTGTCGGCAACAATGGAGGCTTCGGCCTCACGAATCGCTTTTGCTAGCTTTTTCATTTCGCGATAAGAAGCAGGATACCCCATAGTAATCATACGAGCTAGCCAGCCGTAAGTAGAGGAGATGTCTAGCTTCTTTTGACTCTTAAACTTCTTAGCAAGGTCTCGGCGCTTGGGCTTAGAGTTAAGCCAGTATACGATAAACTCTTGCGCCTTATCTGCTCCGTACAGATAATTATACCAGTTAAAGGCTCGCATTGCATCTACTTGGCCGTAAGTGTTACCTTGAACCCAGACTGGTTCATCACCTGTAAATTTAGCGTCTGAGCCGCGGTTGATAATTTGACCTTCTACTGATGCTTTACGAGTTGCCATACTGTTTCCTTGCTATGAGTTTGCTATTATATAGTCAATTAGGCAATAAAGTCAAATAGGTAGCCATAAGAGCCATCGCGGCTCATTTGGACTTTGTTGCTGTAGTCTTTGTTCAGACGAGCAAGCACCTTCTTTGCTTCTGCTTCGGAGCAAATGACACTCAACGTACCGCAGAAGAAGCTAGCGGCGTTGTCATTTTTAAGAATTTTTTCAACTTTGTTCAACACTACAGTTTCGAAACCCATTGCGTTCTCCTGTTTTGTTACGCTATGAATGTATTATAGCACTTTTGGATTTATTGAGCAAATTTTGACTCATTCTTCAGGGAAGCCATAGCCGCCGCGGCAACTGCCGTCATAGGGCTGGATAATAGTGTATACTTTAGTATTATCTTTTTTCCACTCGTCATAAGCAAAAGAATGTGCCCAGGCCAGGTTGTCGTGCTCAAACAACACTTTAGATTTGTCGTAGCTCCAAGGATCGCTTGCATCACTGCACTCAAACACTTGATAAAAGCTCTTGGGATAGTTGTTCATCTGATGCCCGTTGTTGCTTACTATACTAGTATTATAGCACTTTTGGATTTATTGAGCAAATTTCGACAAGAAGTTGGCTTCGTTCAGACGAATGCTTACGCAAATCCTACACTGTGCAGACACATTAATAATCCTGTGCGGAGCAGATATATTAACTATAGCAGGCCCATTCCAGTATTTAGAATACTCTAGCTTGCATTCATCTTCTGTATATTCTATAAATTTTCTATCTATTTTGTTATAAGACAATGTATCTGTTTTGTTTATTAAAGAAAACCATTCCATTACCCAGGTTTTAGATTTTCCTATTATCCAGTTAATTGCATACAATCCATTATCTATCGAATCTCCGTCTGTATGTAATGCCATTTTTAATCCGGGAGGAGAAACAAATATCTGCACTTCCTTTACAGTTAACCCCAGGGCATTTATTCCATTTACTACAGGGAGGCTTAATACATTAACGGGTAAATTGATGATATCACGCTTAGTTCCGAATAGAATCTCAGGGTCGGTAGTGTCTATTAATGGGTAATTTCCCCAATCCTGTAATATCTTGTAAAAATACATAGCCGTATTTAGTAAGGTAAATACACTATAAAAAGGATTATTCTTATGGCTCGTTTATCGCTATGGAAAAATTATAAAAGCAAAGACTATTACTTCCTTGACCGCACTGTAAGAGAACAGTTCGAAATAGGCGGTACAGGTATCTTCATTCACAAATACACCGGGCCAGTAGAAGCAGACGGGGTAGTAAATCCTGACGAATTGACAGAAATAACTATTCAAGACTTGACGTTTTTAGAAAACCGTGATCGTAAATACGACCCAGATGTATACGAAATTAAAGGGCACTATCAAGTTAGTGATCACGATTTCGATCTAAGTCAGTTTGGTTTATTCTTGCAGACTGATACAGTTTACATTACTTTCCATTTAAATGAAATGGTAGAGCGTATCGGGCGCAAATTAATGAGTGGTGATGTGCTAGAATTACAGCACTTGCGTGACGATATGGGACTAGATGAATCAAAAGCACCTAGTCGTAAATTTTACGTTGTGCAAGATGCGAGTCGTGCTTCGGAAGGTTATACCCCGACTTGGTATCCACATATTTGGCGTGTTAAATGTGTGCCACTAGAAGATACACAAGAATTTAAACAAATCCTCGAGCTCGAGAATGACGATGGTACCACTATCAAGGATACTCAAACTTCATTGCAAACTGCACTTAACATTACTGACGCTATTGTTGCGGCTGCTGAAGAAAATGACCCTACTGGTGCTAGTTGTACTGCTCATCTTGCTAACTACGATCCTGAAACATTTGTCTATAACTACGGTGCAGACATTCCAGAAGGAGAAACTTTTCCTAGTACACCTCGACTAGGTGACAAGTTTATACGCACAGACTTTGTGCCGCATCGTCTGTTCGAGTACAGAGACAATAGATGGCATCGCTTGTACGATAACATAGATCAAAACACTTGGGCAACTAAGACTATCAACGGCGCAACTTTTGTTAATAACAGTAATACTACTGTAGTCGGCGGTAAGGAGTTTGATGAACGTCAACCATTGAGCAAAGTTATCAAACCTAAAACGGACAATTAATTATGGACTTCTTTTACGATCAACAAATACGCAGACACATTGAACAATTTATTCGCTTGTTTAGCGGATTAAATGTTTATATGGGCAAAGACAAGAATGGAATTGATACGTTCCAGCGTGTTCCTGTACGCTACGGAGATGCAAGCCGTATGGCAAGTCACATCCTTCGCAACAATACAGAAAACTTTATGAACACTGTGCCTGCTATTAGTTGTTACATAGAGAATATGTCCATTAACGCAAGCCGCAGAGCTAACCCTACATACCAGGATAAAGTACAGGTATACGAACGCAAGTACGACAAGGAAACTGGCAAATACACAGACGGAACCGGTGATACTTATACTATCGAGCGCCATATGCCTGTCCCTTACGACTTAAAGTTTAGCGTAGATGTATGGACTAGCAACACTGATCAAAAGTTCCAGTTAATAGAGCAGATTGCTATTATGTTCAACCCCAGTGTTAATATTAGAAGTAGCTGCAATGCGTTTGACTGGACTGCTCCTACATATGTAGAGCTATCCGACTTAACATATTCCAGCAGATCTATTCCTCAGGGCCCTGACGCTAGCATTGATATTACCAGCTGGAAGTTTAATATGCCTATATGGATTACTCCTCCTGCTAAAGTCAAACGCCAGGTCTTAATTTATAACATTATGACTAATATCCACACTGTGGATACCCTAGAGACTCCGTTAAGCGATATGCCATTTGACGAAGTTCCTAAAGAAACTACATCCTTTATGGTTATTACTTACGAGGATAGAAAAGTAGATGTAGAAGGCAATCGCATCAAGCTGTTAAACGATAGAGGCACTACTCACGATGATGCTAACGGCGGAGAACTAAGCTGGGTTACAGAGCTTAAACAGTTCGGGCAAATCAAGCCAGGCATTAGTCAAATACGCTTACGCAGAAGCGATGACATAGAGTACGCAAATGACGATATTGTCGGCTTAATCGAGCACGACCCCGATAACGATAACGAACTTATTTTTACTGTAGACACTGCTACTATGCCTGCTGATACATTGCCGATGGTCATAGGTGTAATCAATCCTACTAAGTCGCATCCAGGATCAGGGATACTTCCTCCTGCTGCTAGTGGTCAGCGTTACTTGCTAGTAGAAGATTGTCCTGCGGACGGGTTATGGGATGTGACTGCTAGCGCCAATGACATTATAGAGTACGACGGTGAACAATGGTTTGTTGCGTTTTCTCATACTAGCACTGCAACACAATTTGTGACTAATGCTAACACTATGGTTAAATACCAATGGACAGGAACCGAGTGGGTAGATGCTTATCAAGGCGTTTACAATCCTGGCTATTGGAGACTATATCTGTGAAAGTAAGTGCTAGCGGAACGCTATTCTTTAGTATTAAAACAAAACGTATTCTTATACAGTTGCGTTCTAAACGTGCTAGCTATCCTTTGACTTGGAGTTTATGGGGCGGGAAACAAGAAAAGAACGAACGCCCTATAGAGACCTTACTCCGAGAAATTAAAGAGGAAATGGGCAATGTTCCAGAAATTAAAAAGATTTATCCTCTTCATAAATATAGTAGCAAGGACGGAGAATTCGAATACAATAGCTTTTGCTGTTTAGTAAACGACGAATTTATTCCGGAATTAAATACAGAGAGCGCAGGATACGCCTGGATAGAACCTGGGTTTTGGCCAAGGCCCTTGCACAACGGAGCGAAAGGATTTTTACTTAGCAAGACATTTAAAACTAAATTGTCAGCACTAGTAGAATACATAGAACACAATTATGCCAGCAACAATAATAAGGTTTCCTGAAACAATAAAGAAGCAGGAATTTAAAGTACAAAAGAGTTTTGAGCTAATTGCGGCTTGGCACCCTAAATTCTTCAATCCGTACTTAAATGCAATCTACAGCGAAACTGTACCTTATTTAGAACGTTGGTATTTAGAAACAAGGCATTGTCTTGCTAAAGAAACTCCTAACAATTTATTAGGGCAATTAATACAAGACAAACAGTACTGCAAGGAATTTATAGATGCTTGCGAGTCTGATCTTAAAATGTGCAAGGAATACTTGAACGACGACGAGTATTCAATTATGGCAGAGTACTGGATAAAAAAGCTAAGAAGATGGCAAAGCAACTTCTTAGCTTGTTACAATCACACTATATCTTAATAAACAAGGGCATTAGCCCTTGTTTAGTTTTGACTCTAGATCTTTTACCTTAGCACTTAGTTCCTTAACTGCTTCAATTAGCAATGCAGTTAGTTTGTCGTACTTAACAGTCTTATAACCTTCATATGCGCTGTCTGTTACTAGCTGCGGTAACACTGCTTCAATTTCTTGTGCAATGACACCAACTTGCGGCGTGTTGTCGACGCCTAATGCTAGTGCAGTTTCATTAGGATCAAATGTAACACCTCTAATTGCTTCTACTTTGTCTAGTGCATTTTCAATAGGTGCAACATTAGTCTTTAGTCGAGCATCAGAGTAGTATGCTGTTACTTCGCCAGTAGCAGTGATATCGCCTGTAATTGCAATACTGCCACCAATACTGCCACCGCCTGTAGATAATAAGTTAGTGATAACACCAGTTGTATTGTTGTAGCTAATACCGGTGCCTGCGCTTAGTGCTGCTCTTGCACGTGCATCTGTGTAGTATAAGTTACTGCCTTCTGCAATACTAGAAGTAGTGTATGTAGGAGTTGTATAACTAATAACACCGGTTGTTGGGTTATAGCTTAAACTGCCGCTTACACTAATTGCATTACGTGCACGTGTAGTCGTGAAGTATAAGTTAGTGCCGCCTTCTGGTACTGCATCTGTTGTGCCAGGGCTTGAACTGATTTCGATATAACTAGAGCCGGACCATCTGTATGTCTTGTTAGTGTCTAGTGCTACATAAATCTTACCTGTTTCGCCTGTTCCTGGGAAACTACCTGTGTTGATGTATTCGACTACATCATCCACAAAGCTAGGTAGCTGCGCTGCCGGTACCTTACCAGTGCTATCTAAACTTGCATATCCATTTGCAACACCTTTGTTTGCTGCATTTTCCGGAGTATAAGTTAATGCACCAGTTACATCACTTGACTGTAGTGTAACTGCGCCAGTGCGTCCGAATACACTTTGTACTGGTGCTGCTGCACTTGCTCTTGCATTGGTATAATATAAATTAGTACCTTCTGCAATGTCGCTAGTTGTTGCATTAGTTGCGCTAGTTGTTCTACCCTTAGCATCAACAGTTACCTTTGTGTATGTACCTGCTGTTACACCTGTGTTAGATAGTGTAGCAGTAGAAGAACCTGCAGGGATAGCAACATCGCCTGTAATTTGTGGTTGTATTCTATTCCAGCTAGAACCGCTATCAACATACAATGTATAAACATCATCTGCTACATAGAATCGGCCAACTGTACCTGGTGCTGGTTTGGCTGCGTCTGCGCCACGCTGGATGCTTTCTGCGCCACCTGCATTGATTACTTGAGCATTGTTTGTTACATTAGTTAATCCGACATCTGCTTTAGTTAATGTTACTGCGCCAGTACGGCCTGCTACACTAGTTACTGGGAAGTCTATTGCAGTATTAGATACGCTAGTTACTCGGCCTTTGCTGTCGATTGCAACGGTAGGTACCGCGGTACTTGTGCCGTATACACCTGCACTTACGCCAGTGTTGTGTAGTGTCACACTAATTGCAGTAGTACCAGAACCTGTTACATCACCATTTAGCGTAATTGTTTGGTTGCCGGTTAAGTATGCTGCATTAGAACCTGCTGTTACACGACCTTTTGCATCAACTTGTACTGTGTTGTAAGTTCCTGCCGTTACACCAGTTGTTGCCAAAGTAGCAACTGTATCGCCTGCTGTAATTGATATATCGCCTGTAATAGCAGGCTGACTCATATTAGTCCAACTAGAGCCATTGTAGGTGTATATAGAGTGAGCGTCGGTGCCGATATATACTGCACCGTTAACACTAGATGCAGGGCGGGCACTTAGCAATCCTGTTGAAATTTTAGGAGTAGAACCCGCGTTCTCAACTTGTGCTACGTTTAATACGTTGCCTAAACCTACGTCTGTACTAGTTACTGTAACATCACCTGTACGTCCTGCAACACTAGTCACTGGGAAGTCAATGTTAACTTCTGCTGCGTTAGATAGTCTACCTTTATTGTCTACTGTGAATGTAGCTGACTTAGTAGAGCCGCCATACGATCCTGCTGTAACACCGGTTGTCGATAACAAGGTAGCTATGTTAGTATTACCTGTGCCAATTATGTCACCTGTTAAACTGATAACTTGGTTGGCAGTTAAGTAAGCTACGTTACTCCCGTTAGTTGCACGGCCATAAGCATCAACTGTAATGTTATTATATGTTCCTGTTGTTACGCCTGTTTGTGCTAGATCAATACTGTCCGGGTTAACAACAATTCTTCCAGAGTCTGCAGATACAATATCTAGCTGACTAAATGTTTTTGTTAAACCTGCACCTGCTGTTACACTAGCTGCTGCCAAGAATGTTTGGAAAGATAAAGCTGTTGTTCCTAGTACAATAGGATTTGGTGTACTTAAAATAAAGCTGTAGCTTGCATATGTGTCACCGTATTCTACTGGGGTATAGCTACCGCTAGGTAATTCTGCACTAGTGTCTGCATCGCTACTACGTGTCCAAGGTCCCGAAGACACATCATAAATGCCGTTTTCAGATGCAGTTAATTGGTCTTTAACTAGAACACGTTCGCCTGCTGATAGTGAATAGCCGTCGATAGTCTGTAAACCGCTTAAAGTAATAGGGCCAGTAGTTGCGACCGCAACTGGACTATGATAGCTAACGTTAACAATACCATATAAAGTATCGTCTACGTATTTCTTAGTGGCAGCGTGTAAGTCTGCACTAGGTGCACCTGCTAGCACTAACTCACCGGTCATAGTGTCGCCCGCTTTGTTTAACGGAACATAGCCTAGTGTGTTCGTTATATCGGTAGCACTAAGCAATCTTGCATCGGTAATTCTACCCTTAGTATCAACTGTAAAGTTATTATAGATGCCAGGAGTAACTGCTGTATTAGCCAATGTCATTGTGATAGCAGCGTTTGAGCTACCATCAAATAATGCACTACCAGTAGCATCGCCGTTAACTGAAATGCTTCTAGCAGTAGCTAGCTTAGTTGCAGTGCTTGCGTTACCAGACAATGTTGCGCTAATTGTACCTGCGCTAAAGTTTCCGCTGGCATCACGAGCTACTAGGCTTGAAGGAGTGTTATCACTATGACTGTCTAGTGCAATTACACCAGTGCCAGAGTTGTATGATAAGCCAGTGCCTGTTGCGCTTAGTGCTGCTCTTGCACGTGCATCTGTGTAATATAAGTTGCTACCTTCGGTAATACCGGTTGTACTAGGAGTTGTATAGCTGATAACACCGGTTGTTGGGTTATAGCTTAAACTTCCATCTGCGCTGATTACATTACGTGCACGTGCATCGGTAAAGTATAAATTAGTTACACCTTCAGTAATTTCGTCTGTGTTGTCTTTACCTGCTACTGCGGCATCTACATAGGACTTGGTTGCTGCGTGATTAGATGCAGTAGGACTTGCTACTTGTAGGGTACCAGTAATAAGGGCATCGCCGCCTACTGATAAACGTTTTGTTTCGTCGTGCGGTTCTGGTATGTTGATACAGACTGCGCCGTCGTCGTGTAACTCTAGGTTAACTGTGCCATTGCTTACTAGATATGTTGTAGTTCCGTTACGGTAAAAACCAGTTGCAGGGCTGCTGTTAAAATAGAAAGACGGGCTTAGTAAACTACCATCAGGTAAGCCAACTGCACCTTGTAATTGGCCTCCAGTAACTGGTACCGGAATGTAGCCTAGTGTGTTTGTAATGTCTGTAAATGTTAGTTGAGCACCAGTTGTTACACGGCCTTTTGCATCTACAGTTACCTTTGTATATGTACCTGCTGTTACGCCAGTGTTAGACAAAGTACTAATGCCGGTGTTAGCGGTAATGTTAACATCACCTGTTACTGCCGGGCGTAAAGTTTCCCACGCCGTACCTGTATCTCGAGAAATGCTCAGTGTATCTGTTGCAACGAATAGTCGACCTGCTATACCTGCTGCTGGGCGAGCACCTAGTGTGTTTGCAACAATACCAGGCACGCCAGAGTAGTTTACGACCTGTGCAGAATTAAGAACATTGCCTAATCCAACGTCACTGTTGTTTAGTGTAACTGCACCTGTTTTACCTGCAACACTAGTTACCGGATAAGTAACATCAACTTGAGATGCTGCGGTAACTCGTCCTTTGCTATCTATTGTTAGGCCAACAAACTTGTTGTTTCCGCCATATGTTCCTGCGGTGACCCCAGTGTCTATTAGAGTGACGTTGATGCTAGTATTGCCCGAACCAGTTGCATCACCTGTTACGCTAATGCTTTGGTTTTCAGTTAAGAAGTCAATTAAATTGACACCAACAACACGACCATACTTGTCGATTTGAATTAAGTTGTATGCACCTTCTGTTGTTCCGGGAACATCGCTCCATAAGTCATATAAATTGATACCGGACTCGGTCACTGTAATTGCTTCCGGATCTGCTGTTTTGATTTCAACTTGGTTAGCACCGTTAACTTGTGTACCGTTACCTGCTGTAACTTCGGTTAAGAAGTCGATTAAGTTAACACCAACAACACGGCCGTATTTGTCGATTTGAACTAGGTTGTATGCACCTTCTGTTGTTCCGGGCACATCACTCCATAAGTCGTATAAGTTAATACCGTCTTGAGTTGCAACAATGGCTTCAGAATCCGCTGTTTTAACTTTAATCAAGTTACCGGACATTTCTAAGCCTTCGCCTGCTAGTAGAGTACCAGTGCCTGTAAACTGACTAAAAACAAGCTCAGTAATGCCTAAAACAATGTCTTTTGATACTAAAATCCAGCCTGTTTTAGCATAAGTGACGCCTTCTGCAACGAATGTATGTAGACCTTGTGTAACGTCTAGATTCGTATTTGCATCGTCTGATCTAACTAAACCTGTGTCAGTTAGTGTGTAGATACCATTAAATCGTTTGTCTGCTTGTCCAATTAGCAATACTCGATCGCCTGTTGCTAGCGTTACTCCGTCTACAGTTGCAGGAGGATTTGCTAGGTCAGATATATTAAAATCTGCCAATGCTCGGCAACTTGCTTTCGGATCTAGACCTTGTGCAACTAAGTCTACGTAGGCTTTGGTTGCAACGTGTGTCGGACTAGTCGGATCTGCTACAACGATACGTGCGTTGTCAACTACAACATCGCCATTGGCGTTGACTGTAATTTTATCTTGTTCTGCTACATTTAGAACATATTTGCTAGACGTTTTACTCTTAAACATTTGTGAGGTGTTCCCCTAATAATAAATGTATTTATTACTTTTAGGAGCCGAAATTCTAGCCAAAAAAAAGCAGCCCGAAAGCTGCTTAAAAAGGGGAATTTAGTTACTCTAAATTCGGCTCTACTAAATCGTGTGTAAAGCTAATACTGCCCACGTGGCCTAACTTGGGGCTAAGTTCGTTATCAATCATAACGCTAATGCCTTGTTTAGCTAGTTCTCGGCAGTGGCGCATATCTTCGCCCATATGATCGTCGCTACGCTCTACATATTCTAACGCATACCAAGGTTTTTCTAGGCTACGATAAACTGTAATATCCTCTAGCATACAGCCCATACCGACCCCGTCTACTTTAGTTAGACCTTCGAAGTTTTCGGTATCGCTGTGAACTAGATAGCTGCGCCAATCCATAAGACGCTTGTATGCTACTGATTTAAATGGCTTGCGGCGAGTTGCATAGTTACCTGCAACTACCGGAACATTGTGCTTTAGTAAACGTTCTGTAGTGTCTTTAGGAAACTGCATATCGCTATCTAGCCATAAAACGTGAGTAGCACCTACTTCTAATGCTTGTTGTACTAGGGTTTCGCGTTGATTGATAATCAACGTACCCATATTAAAATGTAGAGTAGTTCTAATGCCTACGCTAGCATTGTATGCCATTAGTTCTGCAAGACTGTACGCAAATACTGCGTGAAGCATATCACGAGTAGGTACGCATACTGCTACTGACACACCTTCAAAGTTTTGTGAGTTTGCGTCTAACAGTTTCTTTTTTACGGAAACAGATTTCAATAAACTCATCTTAACCCCTAATATCTGCGCCAGTTACTAGCTCTGCTGGCTCTTCGTCGAACATATCTCGTTCGATTTGGCTAGTAGTTTGCTTGATGTACTGGATAATTCTATTAGAAACTTCTACTGACTTAGTGTAGTCCTCGATTGGTAGTAGGGCCATTTTAGTTAAAGTTTCTTGACTGATTTTATCAGTCGTTAGAACTTCTATTGCGGCGGCACGGCCTAATGTTTCTGCCCAGTGGTCGCCTTCTTCTGCTTCTAAGTTGTCTAGTACGTTAGCTAATTGTTCTTCATCAAATTGACCAAGGAAAGAATCAATTTGTGCAAGACGCTTAGTAACATCATCGGCGTAGCGGCTACTTGCTGCTTCTACGCCAAATTCGCTTACTTGACGTTCTAATTCTTCTTTTTCAACTAGCAAGTCACGTACTTGGCGTGCTGCTGAGTTTGATGCTCCTACAACAAAATTATCAAATTCATATTGTGTACGGCCGATTGGAACGTTTTTAAGTAATTTTTTGGTATCCATAAGTCTGAGTGTCCTTTATGCTTATTTTATGACTATATTTACTGTGTTGTCAATATCTAAAAAAATAGCTAGTGTATTTCTACACTAGCTATCAGTTTACTACGTATTAGATTAGTAAGTACCTGGATATGGGCGACCACCGAAGCTTGAGCTTAGTGGTGCTTGTCCGGAAATTGGATCAATATCGTCAGCACCTGTTGTTGGGTTGCGCTTTCTACGACTTTGACCTAATGTTCCGCGAAGGCCTGCTTGACCTGATAAGTTTAACGCATTTCTGACTCGGCCCATAGCGATTGTTGTACCTGTTGCTGGGAAAAAACCTGGCATAATTTCTTGTTCCTTTACTAGATATATTTAGCAAGTGACGCTGGGCCACTTGCTATTTATGCTCTACTTAACCAAGAATTACTTCTTTAGTTTAGCAACTTCTGCAGATAATTCTGCTATCTGTACTTGCTGAGCCTTGATTGCTTCAATTAGAACACCAACGATGTTACCGTAAGCAACACTGTGGATATCTGCTTGTTCATCATAGTTAACTACTTGTGGTAGTACTTCCTTGACTTCTTGAGCAATAACACCAACGCTAGCCTTACCGTCTTGAATACGATCGAATGTAACACCGCGCATCTTTGTTACGATGTCTAGTGCGTTTTCGATTGTCTTGACGTTAGTCTTAACCTTAGCATCAGAGTAAGCAGTTAGTTCGCCTGTTGCAATGAATGTACCATTGCTTTGCATTACGAACTGGCTACCTGCATCACTTGCTGTACCGAAGTGGAAGCCAATACTGTCAGAGCCGCCACGGCCGGAAGTACCCTGGAAGTAGCTCAAACCGTAACCGTCTGCGTTACCGAAGCTCCAAATACGATTACGTGCGCCGCCTACATATGCAGTTGTTTGATAACCGCCTGCAGATGACATAACACCAGTTGCCGTTACGTTATTAGAGATGAAGCTAGCGTTGTTATAAGTACGAACGTTGCCTACTTCAGTTGCGTAGATACCTACTGCATAACTTTCGTTATACCAACCTGTTTGTCCAGAGCTACGGAACCAGTTACCGCAAGAGAAACTACCTGAATATAAGTAGTCGCTACTTGGGTTGCAATAAATGCCGCCAGTACCATAAACGCTATTACCAGAACCCCATAGCATTTGGTATGTGCTGTTACTATCGTTGTTGTAGTTGATAGTAACTTGACCTGCTGTAGCAGCAGAGCTTGCACTTGTTGCAGAACCTGCAGATGTAGCATACGTTGCAGTACTTGCATTGCCGTTTAATGTAGCAGTAATTGTACCTGCGTTAAAGTTACCGTTTGCATCACGTGCTACAATATGGTTTGCATTACTAGCAACAGATGCTTGCACTGCTAAAGTAATAGAACTTGAACTAGTTTGGTTAGCAGTAAATGAGCCGCCACCTGTTAAGTATGAACCTGCTGTAATAGTTTGTGTGCCGTTACCAATTGTTAGAGCAGAAATAGCTGCGCTTAGTTCAGCGTCAGTTGCCATAGCATTTTGAATTTCTGCTAAAGTGTCGTATGCCGCACTAGCACCGTTAACTAGGTTAGAAATCGCAGTGTCAACATATGTTGTACTTGCTGCACCACTTACGTCTGCTACTGCTAGAGTAACTGCGCCAGTTTTACCAGCTACGCTTGTTACAGGGAAAGCAATGCTTGAATTGCTTGCACTAGTAACGCGACCTTTTGCATCGACTGTTATGCTACTAACTTGTGTACCAGAGCCATATGTGCCTGCTGTTACACCACTGTTAGCTAGTGTTAATGTGATGCCCGTTGTACCAGAACCTGTTGCATCGCCTGTGACGCTGATGCTTTGGTTGCCAGTTAAGTATGCGCTGTTAGAGCCTGCTGTTACGTGACCATATGCGTTAACTGTAACGTTGTTGTATGTACCTGCTGTTACGCCACTGTTAGTATGGGTAATAGTTTGGTTACTGCTTAGAGAGCCACCACCGCTTAGAGCGCCTGTACCAGTAACGGTTGTAGTTGTAGCAACTTTACCTGCTAGGCTGTTTGTAACAGTTGTTGCAAAGCTAGCGTCGTTGCCTAACGCTGTTGCTAATTCATTTAATGTATCTAATGCTGCTGGTGCACTTGCTACTAAGTTTGCAACTTTAGTATCTGTATATGTATTTGCGCTAGTTTTAGCAGAGTCTACATATGCTTTTGTTGCTGCATCTTGACTGTTTACTGGATCTGTAACGTTAGTAATTGTATTATTATTGTTATCTAGACCCTTCTGAGCCATAAATCGCTTTTGATTTGCCATTGTTTTGATTCACTTTCCTCAAATAAACTAGGGTACTCTGTACCTTAGTTTGGCTTATTAGACTGATACTACAGTCTTCATTACTTTGAATGTTGTAGCTGCGTTTACCGGAGTTACTAACAGACGAACGTTACCGATTTGTAAATCAGCATCGAATTCTGCTAGATCTGCTCCTGTTGAAACGTTAGCGTACTCTACCATAGATACTGTAGAACCGTCGTGAATTAATAGTAATTCAACTGACTGGTATGCAGTGCCACTAGTAGCTTGAATTAAATACTTAACAGTACGGTATGCAGATCCGTTAAAGATGTCCAGGACCTGATTTGCTGTTGTAGCACTAGTTGTTAAGCTAGCTGTATCGATACTACCGAAACCATCAACTGTAATGCTTGTTGTTGTTAAGCCACCGTTGAATGTAACTGCTGTACTTGTGCTTGCACCGCGACCTGTTACAGTTGCTAGTGTATCGCTTTCTACTGTTAGGTAGCTACTTAGGCTTGGAGGTGTAAATGTTAGAACACCTGTTGAGCTGTTGTATGCTAGGCTACCAGAACCGCTAGCGGCTGCTGTAGTTGTACTAATACTTGCACGAGCGCGAGCCTGTGTGAAGTATAGGTTTGTTGTACCTTCTACTACTGCATCTGTAGAACCAGGTGCTGCTGAAATTTCAACATAAGCACTGCCGCCCCAACGATATGTTTTACCTGTATCTAGAGCAACATAGATCTTACCAGATTCGCCAGTTACTGGGAAACCACCAGTTGCTGCTGCTTCTACTACGTCGTCAACATAGCTAGGTAGTTGAGCTGCTGGCACTTTACCTGTTGCGTCTAGACTTGCATAACCATTAGCAACGCCTTTGTTTGCGCTGTTTTCTGGAGTAAAGCCAAGAGCACTTGTTATATCGCTAGACTGTAGTGTAACTGCACCAGTACGACCAAATACGCTAGTGACTGGAGTTGTGTAGCTGATTACACCTGTAATGCTGTCATATGATAAGCTACCGCTAACACTGATAGATGAACGAGCACGTGCTGTAGTGAAGTACTTGTTAGTTACATCTTCGCTTACATCCGCAGTACTTAGTGTAACTGCGCCTGTCTTACCTGCAACTGAAGTTACTGGATAAGCAATAGCTGTATTAGTTGCGCTTGTTACACGGCCTTGAGCATCGACTGTTACAGTGCTTACACTAGTACTTGTACCGTATGTGCCTGCGCCAACACCTGTACTAGTTAAGCTAAAGCCGATTCTGTTTGCTGCGTCATCGTAAGATGCAGTAATACCAGAGTGTACACCAGAAGTGATACTACCTGCTGCTGCGTCCATTGCTGCTTCGGCAAAGTCAGTAATACTTGCGCTTGTTACGCTAACTGTGTTAGTTGTTACGCTTGTTACACGGCCTTTTGCATCTACAGTGATTGCTGGAATACTTGCAGCATTACCGTATGTACCTGCTGTTACACCGCTAGCTGCTAGAGTTGCGGAAATTGTAACACCTGCACTACCGTCAAATGTAGCTGAACCTGTTGCGTCACCGCTTAGAGCGATGCTGCGGCCTGTTGCTAGTTTTGTAGCTGTATCTGCATTGCCTGTTAGTGCACCAGTGAAGCTAGTAGAAGAAACACTTGTTAGACCTGCTAATGTTGTGCTTGAACCGCCTAGACTGATTGCTGTTGTACCAACTGTTACGCTGCTGTTTGATAAGCTGCTGTTTGGAATTGCACTTGCGCTGATTACACCAGTTGTGCTGTTGTAGCTGATACCTGTACCTGCGCTTACTGTTGCACGTGCCATTGCATCAGTGTACTGGGTGATTGTACTGCTGATTACACCAGTTGTGCTGTTGTAGCTGATA